TTCTTATCGAAGCTCTTGCTTATTACTGTATGTATAAGATGCTTACTCGTGGTATGAAACATCCTGTTTTTAATCTTGCTGCTTCTCAATATGGAACTAATCCTTATTATATGTGGATGCAACTTAAAGATAAAGCCAAAGCTTCTGTTATTGCTGATGCTCAAAATGAAAATGATTATGCTGGTGATGCTTGGCGTTCTTATTTTTATAATTATACATTTCCTAAATAATTACTGCTATGAGAATTAGTCAAAAACTTAATTTTGATAGTCCTTATGAAAATCTTAAAGAAGGCGACTTAGTTCATGCTGGTAATATAATGATTGATAAAGATACTGAAACTATTTGTAATGAACCTGGTCTTATTGATTATTATCTTCATGGAGTTAATGCTAAAATAGTTGGTCACATTGAATGTAACGAAGAGTTTCTTGTTTTCTTTAATAACAATGATATTTATCGTGTTGATATTAGAAAGCCGATAGGTTCTAATAATCCTGTTAAAGTTGGTATTAATTGGCATTGGTGTGGTGGTGAAGTTTTTGGTACTTATACTTATAATGTTAACAACGAACTTATAGTTTGTATTAGTGAACTTAATCCCACAGAAGACTGTCCTCTTAAAAGTATCAATATTGATAAAGATGTTGACTTATATCAATATACTCAAGATAGTGACGAACTATATACAGAATTAGCCACTGCTCCTATTTCTAATTTTGGTGATGTTAAATTCGTTAATGGTAACCGTATTAAGAAAGGTACTTATATTTTCTTTATACGTTATTGGATTGATGATTATTATAATACTATTTGGTTTCCTATTGGTTATCCTGTTCAAGTAACAGACTTAGAAGCTCTTACTACTCCTAAAACAGTTTTCAATTATAATGCTGGTGACGGCAAAGGTAGTGGTAAAATTCAAGATTACTATTCAGAAGACGATGATTATACTAATACTAATCTTCTTGTTCAAGTTCGTATATTTACTGATACAAGACAGAATTATACTAAACATCAGCTTGCTGCTATCGTAAATGGAAATGCTTCTACCGAAGCTGTTGTTTGGGATAAGAAAAGTATTAGTACTATGGTTGAGTTTACAATTGATAATAGTTTTGAAACTATGTCACTTGAAGAACTTACTAATGAACCTTTTAATTTTTATAATGTTAAAACTCTTGATAATTATCGTAATAGAGTTTATCTTGCTAATTATAAAATTGCTAATAAAAATAAGCCGTTTATAAACGAAACTGATTATGGACAGCTTCTTGCTAAAATGGGAAACGTTGTTATAACTGCTGTTGATAGAGATGAAGGTAGTTATCCGGAAGTTTCCGAAGCTATTAATTTCTTTAAACCTAAGCCTGGTCGTCGTGGAGTTTATTGTTTCTTTGTTCATTATGTTTATGCAAATGGAACTTATACAGACGGTGTTCCTATTTTAACTGCTAATAGTGGAACTCCTTCTGTTGAGGGAACTAAACTTACCTGTACTATTTTTGGAAGTGATAATAATAGATTTTGCCGTTGTGTTTGTCCTGCCGATAAAATCGCTCTTGGTGGAATTGTCTTTGAACATATTCCTATGCTTGAGGGTTTTGTTGGCTATTTTATTAGTTATGCTGAACCTGAATATGTTGAAATTGGCAGTGGTTTTATAACTCAAGCTGACAAATATCTTTATGATGTCAAAGGACAAAATACTGGTAGTGCCGATAGTCCTTGTCGTTTTAATTATCCTGAGTTTAGTATTGTTGGTGGTAAAACTGATGCTAATAAAATAAGTGAAGTTTGTTATTTCCAATATACCGATGACGGTAATCTTAATACTCGTCTTAACAATCCTACTGCTGCAAATGCAAGTACTGGTATTAATTCTACTTCTATTCTTCCACCTAATAGTTTTGATAATATTGGTAAAGAGGGTGTTCTTAAAATTCAACTTTCGTCTGGTTTTAATGGCCACCACGGTACTACTCTTTGTGATGTTTATACTGATGATTATTCAGAACTTTATAGAGATGCAGATAAGAATCTTATTTCTCTTGGATATATTGAATACGTTAAGGAATATGATTCCAATGCTAATTATACTTATGGTAAGTCTACTGTAAAAGTTAATAATGCTGATGTTAAAGTTAATTATGCTTGGAATTATTATTGGAATGTTAGTACAATATTTACTTTTCATCCTCATGGTATTATCTTTAGTGATGTAGATTGGAATCCTTATGATGCTACTACTGGTACTAAATTTTACGGTGACAGTGATACTGTTGCTAATAAACCTTTGATTTATTCTTTTACTTTTGTACATGAAAGCCATTATTTTCTTATGGGGAAGAAAGTTAATATGTCCCCTCGTACTGTTTATTATAATTATAATGACGGTTCTGAAAATACTCAAGGTTCTAATCTTATTGTAGACCCTTCTCGTATTAATGATTTATATAATCTTACTTCTAATTATTATTCTTTCTATCGTCGTATTATTATTAATTATAATAAGACTAATGAACTTTATAAGCGTGAGCAATATTCCAAAACTGTTTATCGTACTAACGTTATTGGCGATGAAAGTGTTGTTAATGCTTGGAAGCATATATCTCCTGAAAGTTATAAAATTATAAGCGAGAATAAAGGTGATATTACTAATATTGTTGCTGCTGGTACTTATCTTCTTGTTCATACAGAGAAAAGTCTTTTTGCTTTTGATATTAATAACGAACTTAAAACAAACGAGCAAACAGTTCAGATGTTAATGCCAGATGTATTTGAAGTTGATTATAAAGAAGTCTTTACTACTAAGTTTGGTATTTGTGGTTTCCAAGATTTTATTTCTTATATCAATGGAGATTTTGGCTATATCTTTTATGATTCTAATGCTCGTAAGTTTTATAAATTTGATGCTGGTTCTGTTGAAGAAATCAATAACGATATAACTAAATTCGTTGAAGCTTATAGTGCTGACCGTGTTTATATTGGTTATGATTCCGCTAATGCTCGTCTTTTATTTAACTTTATGAAGAAAGATTCTACTGGTACTTGGAAATCTTGTATTCTTAGTTATAGTCTTTATAATAATGATTGGCTTAGTAGTCATAGTTATACTTCTGATTATAAATTTGTTAGTCTTAAAGATAACTTTTATCTTATAGATTTTACTAATAGTTATTATCGTATTCGTCAATTTACTAAAGATGTATATAACGAATATGAAGATGATGTGCTAAATGAGTTTATGAATAATGAACTTATTGAAAGCAAAACTTGTTCTTATATTGATGTTTATTTTAATTCTACTAATCCTAATGATATTAAGATTGTTAACTTTATAACTTATATTCTGAATAAAGTAGAAGATGACTATTTTGATGTTCTTGGTTGTTATCTTTATACTAATTGTTGTTATTCAGATTACTGTAATCTTAACGAAGAGCGTGCTTCTGTTGCTGAATATAAGAAGCCTGTTTATGAATTTGGTCGTTGGAATTTTAATTGGTTTTATAATAAACTTAAAAGTTATAAAGAGCAAGAAATATTTGGTCGTATTACTGGTAAATATAACAACGAACTTGAATATAATCAAACTGCTGTTGATGCCAAACTTATGGTTGGTAAATATGTCATTGTTCGTTTTGTTTTTAGAAATACTAATAAAAAAGTTTTAATTAAAGATATACAAGCTTATTTCAATACATAAGATATGGAAAAGAAATATTATGATAGAGGTCGTGATAAAGCATTTATTGGTGCTGCTATTGGTGCTGTCGGTGGAATTATCGGTGGTATTTTCGGTAATAAGAAGAAAAAGAAACAAGCTGCTGCCCAAGCCGAAGCTGAGAGAATAAATGCTCTTAATCAACAGAATGCTATTGATACACAGTATCAAAATCAACAAGCTGCTATTGATGCTCAATATGAACAAAACGTTTTAAATGTACAAGCGCAGGAAAAGCTTAATCGTGAACAGAATGAGCTTGCTGCTAAGAAGACTGGTATCGAAAACGCTGCCGGTCTTACTGCGTTATATGCTAATCAAGCTGAACTTGATAAAGAATTTCGTAACCGTTTTATGGCTTGTGGTGGTAAGCGTAAACTTCGTAAATGCGGTGGAAGTGATAAGAAAGCTTGTGGTGGTAGAAAGAAAGCTGCGTTTGGTACATGGACAAATGATACTACTAATGCTCTTATAGGTACTGTTGGAAATGTTGTTGGAAATGCTATTGTCGGAAGTGGTGGTTATACTCCTACTTCCAAATTACTTAATTATAAAACTAATACTTATAAAACTTATAAACCTGCTGAATTAGAAGTCTATGATGATGTTGCTGATAAATTTAATATTCGTAAAACTGGAGAAAATACTGCCAAATATGCTAATGTTCAAAATAATAATGTTGCTGCTATGAATACTCTTGGTCAAAATCCTACTGCTGCTATTACTGCTGTTTCGCAAATACAGTCACCTCGATACGCTTGTGGAGGCGGCAAAAAAGTACGTAAACGCAAACGCTAATGCTATTTGCTTGCCCGTCATGGCATTTTCATATCTAAAATGATTAATCCATCACGATTTGAATTGCGTGCCGTGACGAGCCTTAAAACGACTAAATAAAAATTATTGACATGGCAAAAAATAAAGCTAAAGATGGTATTGTAGTTAATGCTGGTAATGGTAATTATATTCCTAATATTGTTCGTGGAGGAGCTGCTATTCCTATTGGTAAGAAAAACTTCTATTATATGCAAGGTAGAAAGCACGAACAAGGCGGTATTGATGTTGGTCGTAATGCTAAAACCGGTCTTGAAGTTGAGGGAGAAGAAGTTATGCAAGTTAGTCCTAAAGAAGTTCGCGTTTATTCTTCTGTTCCTTTTCTTCAAGGCAATAGTCCAGCCGAACTTGTAATGGGTGGAGCTAATCCTGATGCCGTTTTTAATGCTCAAGAAGAATTTAAAGATAGAAATCGTATTAACGATGATGGTAGTAAATATAAAAATGGTGGTAAAATTTATGATGCGTCAAAGAATTATGAAAGAGCTGCAAAAGCTCGTGAATGGACAGGCACACTTATTGGTTTATTTGACCCTACTCCTATCTCTGGGATGCTTGACTTCGCTGATTTTGTGCGTAATGATAGAAGTGCTGCCGAGGGTGTTTTGGCTGCTTTGTCTGTGCTTCCTGGTGGTCGTGTACTTAGTAAGCTTACTCGGGGACTTGGGCGTCTTACCAAAAACCAATCCCTTATTAAAGAAGGTAAGAAAATTTCTGATGTTGTAAATCGTGATAAAACTCTTCAAAAGGCTATTAATTCTTTTAATCAATCTGCTCGTGATGGAACTTTAGCAGAACGAATGCGTAGAAGAGAAATACATGCTCCTGGCGGTGATATTGAGCTTGATAGAGTTCAAGGCGAACATATTAAAAATTATAATAAAGGTATTCATTATTTTAATAGATATAATGAATTTAATAATAGTAATTGGGTTGATTATGAAAATTTTGCTGCCGCAAGTCGAGGTATAAATACTGCTGCTGATATTTATAATATTGGTAAAGAATCTGTTAATCTTACAACAGATGAAAATAAAACTAATAAAAAGAAATTAGGTGGAAATGGAAGAGTTACTAACGTTGACGGAAAACAATCCGATAGATATAAAAATGATAATAATAATGATGTTAACCAACATTTTGTTTTACGGAGTCTTAATCGCAATAATGTTGGGAATAATAAGACTGTTACAGACGTCCTCACTAAAGATGGAACTGCTATTAGATTTGAAGAAGCTCCTTATTCCAAAGTTGATTCTTTGGTGGCTAATAGTATCATTGGCGATAAATCTCTTTGGAACGCTCATCATTTGGTTAAGTCTGTTCGTGCTGGGTTAACTTCTAATCCTTTTAAGTATATTTATAATACTGTTGAAAATGTTACTAACGGTGTTTATGAAGAACTTCTTGGTAACATTATAGGAAAAGATAAAGCTATTGATGTAAAATTTCATGGTAATATTAATAAGAAACCATTAGGTGGCAATCTTCCTACTAACCAAAATGATTTTCTTGATACTTGGAATACTTCTCGATTAGCTACTGGTCGTTATAATAATCAATTAGGAGATGGTCGTCTTGAACGTCAAGCTGAAAGTCGTAATACTGCTCGTGAATTTCGTTCTCCTATTGGCTTTGCTATGAATTATGGTAAACGTGCTGCTATTCGTACTCCTTCTATGAGTGATACCGATTATCGTAAAGAGATTGCTCGCAATGCTCAAAGTATGAAGCTTAGACTTAATACTCCAGAAACTGGTCAAGGAGTTATTGGTGGTGCTTATCATGCTCCTACGCATAGTAGTTATGTTAATCAAGAAGAATTTGCTAAAGACTCTACTGTTCGTACTCACGAAAATGCTCATGCTTCTCGTGCTACTGAACAAGAACAAGTAATTAGTGATATACTTGGAAGTTCAAGTTCTTCTACTTATCTTCGTCGTCCTACCGAAGTTTATTCTCGTTTGATGCAGTTCCGTCAAGCTAATAATCTTGACCCGAATATTATTTATGATAAAGATAGTTTTCGAGAACTTCGCAAAACTGCTACTGATTATAATCTTATTAATACTTTTAAAGAAGACGAAGTAATTGATTTGCTTAATAATGTTGCTATGCGCAACGACCCTAATCAACTTAATCTTAACAATATAAATCTTAACACCGTTCCTGTTTATGCTGCTAAATATGGAACAAAACGTAAATCTAAAATGGGAAAAGTTGTTTCTATAAACGGTAACGTTAAAAACGGTCTGATACATACTCCTAATCAAGATGTTCTTGCTTATAATAAAGAAAGAAAACCTCGATTTAATGGACGTTATTCTAAACCTGGATTGCATAATCTTGAACTTCTTGTTTCTGATTTGATATTACCAAAAGGTAAAGTTAATATTGAACCTGATGTTCCTAAACGTTTAGGTTGGGTTGAAGCACATAATAGATTAGTCGGTGCTGATATATCTCAAAAACCTTTAGATACTAAAAAAGATAATACTAATGTTGCTCATACTATTTCTGAAACAGAAAGACGTACTCGTAAATTCGTTTGTGGTGGACGTTCTAAAGCTAAAGTTGGTAAAGGATTTAGAATTAATAATGATAAATATAATATTGGTGATACAATAACTTATAAAGATAAACAATATATTGTTACTGATAGAAATGAAGCAAAACTTATTGATAAAAATGTAAATAGTTATGTAGACGGAGTTACCGGTGCTGCTCGTAAAGTTCCTACTTCTCCTCAATTAACTCATAACATTACTAACGGTTTAGTAAATAATGCTCCTATTTATAAGAAAAATGGAGAAACTCATTATTTCGTTGAAGCTCCAAAAGTAGATTATGATAGTGGTACAAGTCTTGCTGATTTACAAAATCTTCTTAATCTAACCCCCCGTAAGGGAACTAATCAATCGAGCCTATCCTCTACGGGGGGTGTTAATAATAAAACTGCTAAACTGACTAAACCTGCTGTTCAAAGAGTTAATAGATTAGCTCCTGCAACTAATGCTGAAATGGCTGGTATTAGAAGAGGTCTTGAACCATTACTACAAAATACTATTGTAGATAAACTTAATAAAACTGTTGATAACGATTTGAATATTATGCCTGTTCAAGACGATGTTGCTAAAACTCGTAATATAGATAATATTCTTTTAGGAGTTAATCTCGGTAGTTCTGTTTTAGATGCTGTAATGGGAAACGTTTATGCTAATCAAATGCATGGATATACTGCTCCAAATATTACTGCTCCTACTATTAAGAATCCTGGAGAAATTAAACTTAACGAGGAAGATTTAAAAGATATTACTGCTCCTATTCTTATGGCTGCTGCTAAATTAAAAACTCGTTATAACGCTAATCCTCAGCTTAGTAAAATTGAAGATGATACTCGTCGTATAATGGGCGAAATTGGTCGTAATACTTCTAATAGTCGTGTTGCTCTTGCTCGTAAACAACGTGCTGCTTTACAAGGACAGCAAGCTAAGAATGAAGTTTATGGGCGTAAAGAAAATATTGAAACTGAATTAATTAATAAAGATAAACTTAATCAGCAAGAAGTTACTGCTCGTAATCTTGCTCGTTATGACCAGTATAATCAAGCTCTTGCAGCTCAACGTGCTAATCGTGCAAGACTTAGACTTGCTGCTGATACTGCTAATATTCAAAATAAACTTGCTGTTAGTACAGCTAATGCTCAACTTAAATCTCAAGCTGATAGATTTAATGCGACTAATAGAATTAATCAACTTGTACATCAAGCCGGTATTGATGCTGCTAAAGCAGAAGCGCGTTCAAATATATTTAGCGGCATGTTAGGTAATATTGGTAGTGCTCTTAATACATGGAACAGAAATAAACGTCAAGCTAAACTTGATGAAGAAACTCTTAGAGTTCTCGGTTTACGTACTCCTAATGCAAATAAACTTGTTCTTAGTGTTCTTGGTTATTAATTTTAAAATAATATAGATATGCCTTTTGGTAGTTTTAAATCAATAGATTATAATTATGTTCCTAAACATAATTTAGAAATTATAGGTCAAACTTATGATTATCTTCAACAAAGACATGATGCTGCTGTTGCTCAAGAAAGTGCTTTAAAGAAACAAATTGGTGAACTTGAACTTAACGCTCAAGAAGATGAATTTAAACAAATGCTTGTTAATAGTATTGAAAGTAAAATTCAAGATGCTGTTGTAGGAGATTTTAAAGGTTATGCTCTTGATGAAATAATTGCCGAAGCTGGTAATCTTGCTTCCGACCCACGTGTTATTGGTCGTCTTCGTGCTCAACAACAATATAAAACTTATCAAGATAATCTTAATGCTCGTACTGATTTATCAGAAGATTATAAAAATTATTATCGTCAAGTCAATACTTATCATTATGAAGATAAGTTAGATGCTGCTGGAAATGTAATTGGTGGTGCTGAATGGAAACCAAAAAAACAAGAAGTTAGTGAAGTTCCTACTTCTGTTATTTATAATGAAGCTCTGAAAATCGCTCAAGCTGATGCTGGTGGAGGAGAAAGTTATAGTTTTCTTGATGCTAATGGAAAACCTACAAACGATTTTACTAAATCTGCTACCGGAGAAATGTTTATGAAAAGTGGTAATAAGTGGGAAAGACTTAGTGAAGATAAACTTCAACATGCCATTGATGCTGCTATTGAGGGAACTCCTGGTGCTAAAGCGAGTCTTCAACAAGATTACGATATTGCTATTTGGAAAGATAAAACTCAATCTAAAAATGCCGATGTTCGTGATAATAACGGTAATCTTATGAATTATGACGAATTTATAAATCGTCGTTTTAATAACTTTAAGAAAGCTGCGGCTTATAAAAGAAGTTATAGTACGTCTGAATTTGGTACTGCTTTAGCTTCTGCTAAGAAAATTGCTGCTGCAAGTGGTGGTGTTGCTAATGATAATAATTTTGCCAATGTTATAGTAGATGGTGCTCCTCTTGTTGCTAAAAATGAAAGTGCGATAGAAGCTTGTGCTAATATTCAAAATAGTAAATCTACTATTGCAGATATATTTTCTCGTAATGGTGTTCAAGGAGATATTAATTCTATGGATACTGCTGCTCTTCGCCAATATGCTAATTCATTACCTAATAGTCCTGAAAAACTTGAAGCTCTTAATGCTATAAAAACTATTGAAGATAATACTGAATTTATGAATAAGATTCTCGGAGTTAATGCTGGTACAGAAGCTGGTAATGCTTTTGAAACTTATACCGCTCTTAGTTCCGGAACTGATATTCCTGATAATCAATTTAGAAGTGGTGTTAATCAATACATGGATGCCATATTTGACGAGAATACTTATGCCGTTAGACAATATCTTAATGATGATGAATATACTACTCTTGTTAAAAACTTAGGTGGAGATAATGCTCTTAAATCTTTGGGTATTAGAATTGGTAGAGAAAATGGAATGCAATATGTTGAACTTCCTCGTCAAGCTAAAAACAATACATTTAATTTCTCTAAAGCTGTAAGAGATGCTCGTAATCAAAATACAAATCTATTTAAAGAAATGATACAAATGCCAGGACGTGCTCTTCGAGGTCTTGGTTTTATTGATTATGATAAGACTAAAACAGTACCTAACGCTGTTAAAATTGGTAAGAATGGAGAAAAAATTCTTGATGTTACTCCTACTGAATTATCTGCTCAAGGAACTGATTATGGTAGCAATACAAGTTTAGGTGGCATTATGAATAATTTTGCTAATTTTGGCGATGATTTAAATCGTAATGCAGAAGCTATTATTCAGCAAGACGTAATAATGCCGACTGAAATTATTGCTAATGTTAGTCCTACTCATGCACAAGCAGAATATAATCTTAAGCATGGTATTGGTAAACCGGAAGATAATAAACGTATTATGGATGTTGAAGAAGAGAGATTTAAACAGGCTCTTGGTAATATAGATTTTACTCAAACTCCTAATACTTACATTTATGACGATGAAACTTCTACTTATCGAGAAATGGATACAGAAGAAGAAATGAAATATACCAATATAATTGCTAATGCTAAAGAAAATCTTACTGTCAACGGTATTACTTATTATGCTGATGGAAGTATTCGTTCTGCTGTTACTATCAAAGACCCGAAAAATCCTGAAAAAGCTCCTAAGCGTATTCAGTTTGGACTTAATCCTGTTATGTCTAAAGACTGGCTAAATGATACTAATACTAAAGCTGGTATTCGTTTATCTAAACTACGTAGTTATAAATACGATTATAATATAGGAAATAGTCCTTATACTTCTAATATTGGTAAATATCAAATTGACAGCGATTTGAATCTTATTAATAAAACTAATAATAGAGTTATTCGTCAACTTACTCCTATTGAAGCTCAAGACTTGATTGAAAAAGATATTCGTCTTGATGAAGCAGCTAATGCTTATGTAACCGGTCAAGTTACTGATATTAAATATTTAGCTGCTATTATTAATAGCGTTGCTGAATCTTACTCTAAGTATTTGTATAATACTACTGATTATAAGCAAAATATTGCTAATGCTATTGGTAATAATTTAACTGAATATAAATAATATGGATGTACTAAAATTTTTGCGAGAGGGAAATAAAGTTCCTAATCCGGAATATAATCCTAAAACTAAAAAGGGGGCTACACAGCCCCCATTCTTCGTTAATACAGACCCTGATGCTGATGCAAAAAATAGACTTCTTAGTGTTATTGCAGAGGGTCGTAGTTATCGTAACGCTCCTATTAATCTTCATCCTGATGAATATGCTCCTTATAATGTTTTTGTAAATAATATTGATACTCAAGAAGAACTTGATAAAGAACGTGCTGCTAATCAAAGCGAATTTATGCAGGCGATAAATAGTGGCGGTCGTACTCTTAATCAATTGACTATTGGTACTGTGTTAGGGGCTGCCGATTTAGCATCTGTAATTGTCGATGCTATGGATAAAGATGGCTTTAACTATGAAAGACCACAAGTTGTTCAAGCTATATCTGATTTTAAAGATGCTATTGATAAACGGATGCCTATTTATAGAGAAAATCCTAATGCTGCTTTTGACGTTACTGATGTTGCATGGTGGGGAGAAATGATTCCATCTATTGTTACAAGTGTTAGTTTAGCTGTTCCTGGTTATGGGGTTTCTAAAGTTGCTTCTATGTTAGGAAAAATTCCTACTCTTAATAGAATGACAACTAAAGCTGCTAATATTCTTAAACTTACTCAAAAAACTCGTGATATTATTAGCACTGGAGCGAGTATGACTACTAACGGTGCTACAATGAGATTGCTTGAAAATTATCAAGAAGCTGTTCAAACTAAAGATGATGCTAAACAATTTGCTAATCAGCAATTGGCTTCTATGAATGATGAACAACGTGCTACTTTTATAAAGAATAATCCTCAATATGCAGATAAGTCTGATGAAGAAATTGCAGAAGATATAGCAACTAATGCTGCTGGAGAAACTTTTGTTACTGATTGGCTTAATTTAGGTTTTGATATTGCCCAATTATATGGATTAAGAAATCTTGTTAAATCTTCTCTTGTTCTTAGTAAAAGTAGTAAACTTCGTAATCTTAATAATAAAGCTGCAAAACAATTCGGTATGACTGCTGATGAAATTGCTGCTTCTAATGCTGCAAGTTTAACTAAACTTGAAAAAGCTCGTACTTTAGTAAACAATCTTGGTTATGACATTCTTCATGGTGCTCGTAATGAATGGACTGAGGGAGTTGAAGAAGCTATAAATTATATAGCACAAAATAAAGGTATGGAACTTGCTAAACTTGTGTTTGATAAGAATACTGATACTAAAACTTTAGGAGATTATCTTTCTGATGCTCACATGTGGGAAAGCGCTTTTTGGGGTGTTTTAGGTGGTGTTGCTTTTACTGGAGTTGCTGGTAAAGCAGGAGAAATTTATAACCGTAAATTTAATAAAGAATTTGTTGCCGGTGAAAAACAACGTGAACAAGAAATAACTAATCGTGCTCTTCTTGCTCAACAATATCAAGAACAAATGTCTGCAATTAATAACAATAAAAATCCGTTTAATGTAGACAAAAAAGGAGAAGCTACTGAAATTCAAAGTGAATCTGAAAAAGAACTTCTTAAAGATATTGCTCGTAAGAATTATACTTCTGCTTTAGCTATTAATGCTATTAATACAGGTAATATGGATTTCCTTGAAACCTATATTGATAGTGACGAACTTCGTACTGGTTATGCTAAAAAATTTGGTCTTAGTAATGAAGAAGCTACTAAATTTCAACAACAAGTTAAGAATGATATAAAACAAACTAAAGATTTATATCTTAATTCTGTTAATAAAGCTCTTAAGTTTGGTGCTTCTATGAATGTTGCACAAATAATTGCTAAACAACATATTGATGCAAATAATACAAATGAATACAATAAACAAATTAATCAATATGCTGAAAATCTTTTCAATGAAAAAGTTGCTTCTAATCAAAATATTAATCCTGAATATTTTGCTGCTGTTGAAAATTTAGCTTATGCTAATAAACTTACTACTCTTCGTAATCATAAATCTTTGCTTCAAGCTTCTGAACAGAATGATGATACTCGAAATATGATTGAGCAAATAGATAATGAAATTGCTTATCTTGAAAATAATGCTCCTGCTGGATATGATTTTAATGATAAAGAAAATGAAGCTAAAGCTAAAGAATTTAGAGAAAAATATTCAGAAGAATATAATATTGCTTATAATAAATATAGAACTAATCTTAATACTAAGTTAGATAGAGCAAATGCTCGTGATACCGACGCTGATTTTAAAAAGCAAGTTAATCATTATATGAATGTTTTTGATGCATCTCGTAGAAAAATTATTAATAATGCTCTTGAAGAATATGGTAAACTTTATGATAAATATGGTGATAATATTAATGATGAAAATGCTATTGAGGATGCGGATAAAAAGAAACTTGATACTTTGAAAAAAGTATTTGTTGCTTCTGATATTAGTGATTCGAGAATTAATAATTTTATTAATAATAAAAAGAAAAAGAAAGAAGCTGCTGATAAATATAGAGAAACTGCCGATGATGTAGTAGAAGAAAACATTGGAGAAGAAACTGATGCTGACGCTGCTGTGGATAACACCACTAAAGAAGAAGAAAAGAGTAAGACTGAACCAAACCAATCCTCTACGGGGGGTCTGAAAGAAGCAATTAATGAAGCGGCTGAAACTACTGAAACTGCTGAAACTGCTGCTGCTACTGAACAACCTCCTACTGCTCAAGCTACTGCTGAACCTGCTGGAACAGAAACTCCTGCCGATAATGAAAATGGACAAGGAACACCCCCCGTAAAGGATAAGACTGATGAGCCTGCTACTGCTCAAAAAGTTTGGGATGACTTTGCTGTTAATGATTTTGCTCTTGAATGGATTGGAGTTAATATTCCCGATATACTTACTGAAAATGCTGAAACTATAATGGCATATTATGATAAATATATTCATGATGCTATTGCAAATGGTATTGATAAAGAAACTGCTGATGTAGTTTGGTACAGTATTATGAATGGTCTTTATGGAGATGAACTTTCTTATGATAATCAAGGAACTCGTAATAGTGCTATTGATGATAACGATAAAACTATGTTGCGTGCAGCGATGCTTGCGATAATGAATCGTAGAATTGGTAATCGTGGTAATATAGAAAATGTTATTAAACGTTTTGTTGAAACCGCTAATGAAAATGGTATTACTTATGGTGTTGATATTGACGGTAAGACTTATTTTAATATAGAAGATTTAGTTTCTTATATTTATGATATGTCAAAAGTTGATGTTATTGCTCAATATCTATTTGACGAAATAACTAATTATATTGTTAGCGACGATAATACTAAATATGTTGCCACTGATGATGAATCAATGACAAGACTTAATCGTGAAGCTAAAGCTAATCGTATTAAACGTCACGCTGAAATTCGTGCTAATTGGTTAGTAACTAATCCGTTCAATAACATTAATGTTGATGGTATTGATACTAATGAAGAACAATATGTAAATATTACTCAACTTCAACCTGGCGAAGAACTTATTGGTAAAGCAAGTAATGGTCGTATTTATATCGGTCGTAAGAACGGAGCAACTATTGGTTATATGGGTATTCCTCGTTATGATGAAAATACAGGAATGCTTAGCCATGTAAATCGTGGTTGGAAATACGATATTATTGTTGATAGTAATGCTGGCGTTCAATGTAAGTTTAAAGATTATGTTTTAGATGTTATTAATAGCAAGAAAGATGTTGTTGCTAAATCCGTAAAACTTAATCAACTTATATATCAGCTTAATAGTAGAGGAGAAGATGTTAGAAATAATGAAGAAGTTAAACGTCTTGTAAAAGAAATACTTCCCCTTATTGATAACAAAGAACTTGCTGTTTATAATGAGAAAGATGATGATGCTGTATTCGATTTAGTGAAACATTTTACTGATATTGTTGGTGTTGCTATTATGCATCCTGATGATATTACAGGAAATGTAAATAATTGGTTTGATAAAATCGCTGGTAGTTTTGTTCAAACTTACGAATTTGCTCGCAATAAAACAAAAGGAACTTTTAGAATTGCTGATGTTAATAAAGGAAATATAGTTTTGAAAGATATTGCCGATAATGATATTCGTGAAGTATTTGATGATTATAACGAAGATAAAGTTAAACTTGCTACTGTAACAAGTGCTGCCGGTATTCAAATTAATGATGAAAACGATTTACGAATAAATAGAGAATTTGTTAAGAGTAATCTTGTTGGTACTTCTTTCTTTGCTATAATGGATGGACATGGCGGTTATGATATTGCTCAAATAGCTAAGCCTCGTTTTGAACAACTTCAAAATAAAGAAGCTAAAGAAATTCGTGCTGCTCTTCAAAAAGAAGTATTTGATATAGTTCAAGATTGGATTGAAAATAATCCTAAAGTTGATGATGTTATGGAACGTCTTAATCAACTTATGGGTAAGTCTGGAATGTTTGAAGGAATTAAAGCCAATAAGACAAATAATGGAAATATTATGATTGGTTTTACTACTCGTAATGATGGTAATACTTCTATTAAAAATAATAATATATTTCATGGACTAATAATCTTGAATGAAGCTAACGGAACTCGTGGTCGTAATGTTAGTTATAATACTGATATAAATCTAATTAGAAATCGAAGTAGTCAAGCTGGCGCTACTGCTCCGTCTTATAAGTATTCGTCAAGAATAGATTTTATTCGTACTAATAGAGAATTTATTAATTGTATTGATAGTCTTTGTGATAACGCAAATATTAATATTCCATTTGCTTTTGCTAAAGATAAAACATTTAATACAATTGACGGAAAATATATTAGACGAGAAAATAATAAAACTATTATTGAAGTTGGCGGTTATAAAAAAGAATATGATAGTTATCAGCAATTTCTTGTCGAGAATAGTTTGATTAAAACTAAACTCGATAAAGATAAAAATGGTGCTAACTATACTAAGAATAAATATGTTGGTGTTAATATTCGTTTTGATGTAGCTACTCCTGTTACAACTCAAAAACAATCTGTTGATTTAAATAGTAAATTTGATTCTGATGAATTGGTTAGTCGTCTTAATCAAAACACTACTGTTTCTGATAGTTTTAGAGCCATATTTACAGGAAATGAAGTTGCGTTAAATAAACTCAATGCTCTTGATAATATTGGCATTATACCTAAATTTATCAATGTTCAATCAAAATTGATTGATGAAGCTGGTAATGAAGTTTATGCTCAATATAATCCTGCTACGAATGAAATAGATATTAATGCTAATCAATTTAATAAACAAAGTTATAGTTGGGCTTTACGTAGAATAGTTCATGAAAATCTTCACCAACAACTTAATAATGTTTATTCTCGCAAAGATGCTCTTGATAAATTAGAAGTAATATATAATGCTTATGAAAAATATGTTCGTGAAAATCATCCTAATGAAGATGCTTATACAAGATTCTTAAATATTCGTGCTGATAAAGTTCTTGCTCTTGAAGAATTTGTTGTTGAAAGTTTAACAAATCCTTTATTAATTAGACAGCTTAATGAAATAAATGCTGATGATGCTGTTCTTAAAAATAAAACTGATAAGTCTTTACTTCGTAAATTACTCGAAGTTATAATGGATATTATTGGTATTAATGTTAATAAAGGAAGTCTTCTTGAACAAGAACTTGATATTCTTAATGATATAGCTGCTAAAGAGGATTCTGACACAGCAACAATGAGACCCCCCGTAGAGGATGAGATTGGTCGTGTTGCTTCTCCAGAGCCTCTTGCTAATGATGATTTTACCGATATTGATAATACTGATTTTAGTGATACTGACTTTGAATTTACTGATGCTCCATTTAGTGCTGTTAGCGAAGATTATATGGCAGACAATATAAACGACTTTATAAATGGTTTGCCTGTATCATTGCAAGCCGATACACGTAGAATGCTTGACGATGGCAGCCTTACAATGTATTGCGAATAGGATTGTTCAGTATAAAACGAAAGTCGCTTAGAACGAAGAAAAAGAGCCTTGTCGAGTGTGTAAGTATATTTTACTTCATGCTCGGCATTGCTATTAATAACAATAAACATAATAATAGTATGAGTTGTACTGTTAAGATTACAAACAATGATAATCTCGATAATTTGTTAGCCGAAAGGGTTGGTCGAGGTTCTAAAGAATATATTGAACTTGCTTCTGTTTATAACAGTAAGAATTTCAAGAATTATATTGCTAATAACAATGTTGATGTTAACGATGTTAATAGTATTTATGATGCTCTTGTTAATATGAGAAACAATATAACAATGAGTATTCGTAATATTATTAATAGAGAACAAACTAAATCCGCTGATGGTTTTAGTTCTTATACCGCTCGTATAGATGCTATTAATTATATTGCTTCAACAGCAAATCTTGTTTATTTCAATGATTTATTTAGTAATAAACGAAATATTAAAACTGTTCGTCAACTTCAAGTTTCTACGTTTGTTCGTATGCTTCAAACTTACGCTAATGCTGTTAAGAGAAGTAATCCTGGTAATACAGAATTAGCATCTGTTATTTCTCAATATAGTAAAAATAGAAAATATAATGAACTTCTTAATTATCTTCAACAATATAATAAAGATAATGTTGCTTTACAAAATCTTTATACCGGAGTTAGTTATATTTTGAATAAAGATTTCTTTAATGAAATTGCTAATAATAAAAATGTAGCTCAAATTAATAGTAGACTTAATGAAACTCCCGAAGATACTGTTAATCAAGAAAGTTTAGATTTTGAAGAAAGTGGTGAACTTATTGCTGATGCTGTTGATGAAATAGACTCATCTTTAAATCAATTAACTAATACTCTTGGAGTTATTCCTAATTACGAGGGACATATTGAAGAAATAGTTCGTGTATTTCTTAATGCTATTCCTAAACTTAAAACTACAAAACGAAGTATAACTAAAGATTCAAGAACTGGTAAAGACGTTACTGTTTACGATTATACTTTTAATGATAATCTTACTACTGTTGAATTTGAAGATTATTCTGTAATTAGTAATCTATTATTTACTAAAGTTAATAATGATAACTTTGATTCTTTTATGAATAGTCTTGAAGAAGTAGCTAATAATATAGCTGGCGCTGAAAGTCTTATTTATATCAAAGATTATCTTACTAATAATAAACAGTTTGCTTATAAGTTTAGAATGATTTTTAATCGTCCTATTCCTAATAAGCAAGAAACTGTTATTACAGAAAAAGGTGCTCCGAGAACAGAAGTTAGTAACGAAAGTGCTAATCCTGTTAATGTTTTATTTAACAAGATTAGTCTTAGTACTCGTAATATTAATATTAATAAAGCCGATAAACTTATTGCTCAATTAAATAAACTTTCTAAATCTGCTAAAGATAATCAATTTCCTACTTCTATTGAAAAAGATAATTTTGTTAACGAAGTATATAAAATAGCTAAAGTTCTTATTCCAGATATTACTCCTGATGCTATCAAAAAATATGCTGTTAAAGAAAACAGTAAATCAAATGCTGTTTATAATAATAGTAATCAAATCTATTTAGGTTTTATTAGTGGTTTGGTAAATCTTCTTGATGCTTCTAAAGTTTATAATACTGAAAGAAGTAATTATGAAAGAATGACTCAAGAACAACGTAATGTTTATGATACTCTTAATCCGTCTTTCTTTAGAGCTGTTGATATTCAAGCTATGAAATTATTTGCCGAAAAGATTAATAAATATCTTTATATTCCGGTAAATCTTAATAGTCGTAATTCGGAAGGTAATCTTCAATCAGATGTTCTTAACCGTAATTATATTCTTACATTTAACGAAATACTTAATAGCGAAGAAGCTTGCGCTGCTTATGCTAAGAAAAAATTTGCGGGAACTGGATACAATTATAGTAATATTCTTATTGAAAGAGTTGCTGCTAACGGAGATATAATTCCTGGATTATTTAAAAAGAATGGCGATAATTATACTCTTACTGAATATGGTAAAGAACTAATGAGAGTTAATTATTTTATTGGCAGTAATGACCGTAGAGATTATAGTCCTTATTTATATAAGAAGATGTCTAAAGGTGATTACTTTATGACTAATCTTATTGAGTATCTTGCTTCTGAAAATCACAAATACAATATTGGTGGTAAAGAACAAAATATTCGTTTTGCTAATATGTTTCTTAGCATTCCATCTGATGCTTCTAATCAATTTAGTTTTAAATATCCTCTTATTAATATAAAAGGATTATATATTGTTAATGAAGATAAAACTCGTACTTATAATCCTAATCATCCTTTATTTACTGCTTTTAGAAATATAATATATCAAGAAATTCTTGATGCTTATAATACTTATAAGTCTATATTTGAAGAAAGCGTTGAAATAGAATTTGCGTTTAGACGTAACGCTGATGGTGATGTTGTAATTCGTAGTGATTATGACGAAAACAAAATGTACGAAAATTATGAAAAGAAAGCTTATAAAGACGAAGATGGAACAGAATACAAAGGTGTATTTCATAAAGATAAAAGAACTGGTAAATATATTCTTCACGGGAATGTTGTTCGTCTTTCTGAATTGGATACTAAGTTTGCTACCCTCGATTTGTATGATAATCTGATTGGAAACGATAAAGTTATAGATATTCTTTATGGTCGTTCTGATACTGCCGACGGTACAGGAGTTAGAGTTTCTAACGGTCAATTAATTCTTAATACTAAACAAAATCAAGCTATTAATGACGCTGTTGAGCAATTTATTTCAAGTTATCTTGAACGTGGAGTAGCTAATCTTCGTGAGCAATTTGATACTTATCTTCATGCTATAAATGAAAATAACCGTCAAGTTCAACAAGATATTAAATCTAATAGATTTAGTAAAGACGCTCTTACTCTTGCACGTCTTGAAGAATTTGTTCTTAATGAATTTATTGCTCAAAAGAGTTTTGATGATTTATTTAATGGTAAATCTAAATTCTATAAAAATACTCAAGATATTCTGAAACGTCTTAAAGAAGTTCAAGCATCTGGTAGTCCATTTGGTAATAGTGATATTCGTTACAATGAATTGTCTAATAAACCTGAAACTAAAGAAAAGTTTTCTATTGGTGGTCGTGAATTTGAATTAGGACAGACTTTTAAAGCTGTTACTATTCTTAATACAAATAAAAGTAGCGAAGAAGATGTAATAAATAGAATTAAAGAACAATTAAAAATTACTGGTACTAATGAAGAAACTGTTAAGAAATTAATTCGTCCTTATGCTGGTAAGAGTAAGACTAATGATGCTCAATCTTATATCACTCTCGATGAGTTTATTCGTAGAATTTATGCTGCTGGTGAATTAGAAAAATATCGCAATATTATTGAAAAGCTTCTTGATAATACTCCGTTAGACCAAATAGATTTTGATGCTCTTAATAAGATTCAAGTACAGAAAAACTTCTATTTTGATTTGTACTATGATGCTGATAGAAATATCGAAGTTCCTCGTCAAATTAAGAACGCCGAATTTGTTCTTATACCTAAATTAATTAAAGGAACTGAACTTGAAACTGTTTATAATGCTATGAAAACTGCTGGTATTGACCAGCTTAATACTGTTGAAACTTCTAAAGCTGCTAAGAATAAATCAATGGAACTATGGGATTCCTCTACGGGGAAACTCACCGAAGAGAATGTCAAGAATTTCATTGCTAATGCTGCGGCTAATACGGAAGTGTATAGCTATACTTATTTATATCGTCAACAAGAAGTTCCTTCTCATCTTAAAGATGCTGAAAATAAAATTGGTATTCAAGTTTATAAAAAACTTCTTGATAATATTCCTAATACTGAATTAGGAAGAAAATATAAACAAACTATCTTTAGAAATATGGCTGCTAATATTAATGCAAGTTTTAAAGATGTTTGTGCTATATTGAATATTCCTCTTGATAGTAAAGGTAATATAATGTTTGACGAGAATGGTAATATTAAAGGTTTAAATTACGAACGTTTAATTAAACTTGCTCGTGAAAATGCTGCTCGTAATGGTGCAGATAAAAATACTTTTGATTTTCTTACTACTGATGAAAATGGACAACCAAGATTTCCAATGTACATGAATAGCATTAGTAGTAAGATTGAAAATCTTGTTAATGGTGTTCTTAATCGTAGTATTACAAGACAAAAAATGCCTGGTTGGCATGCTGCTCAAGTTTCTGATTTTGGTTTTCAAGTTGATAAACATACTAAAAAAGATAGTCGTCTTGCTTATCGTAAAGTTGGTAAGTTTGATAATCAAGATATTTATTATGCCGAAATTCGTTTACCGCGTTGGAATAAGATTCTTAAAGATATTCCTCTTGAAGAACTTAATAATAACATAGATAAATATATTGATGAAGATGCTCGTACAATGATTGGCTATCGTATTCCTACTGAGGGAAAACAATCTGTTGTTATTATGCGTGTTGTAGAATTTCTTCCCGATACTTACGATAGTACAGTTGTTCTTCCTGATGAATGGGTTGCTCAATCTGGATCTGATTTTGACGTTGATAGTGTTTATGCTATGACTTTTGGTTTGACTAAAAATAAAGATGGCGTTATTACTCGTTATGACGATAAAAAATTCTATCTTAATGCTGAACCAAATAGTGCTGAAAGTAAACGTGGATATTTGAATTATGTTAAAGCTAATATTGAACTTGCTGCTCGCAAATCAATTGCTGCTTATGTCGATAAGGCTAATGTTACTAAAGACGAAATTAAAGAAGCTTATAATCGCAAGAAAGAAGAAATTAATAGTCGTCTGATTAGTAATATTATTGATAAGATTAATGCAACTCGTGATGCAACTAATGGAGTTTGGGCTGCTGCAAAAGAACTTAAAGGTGAGGCTAAAAAACTTACTTACGAAATAGCTAACGCTATTGGTAACAAACCTAAAGAAATTGCTACTTCTAACTATATTAATAATGTTATTGAAAATCTTACTAAACTTGATAATAATGGCAATCATCCTCTTCATAATGTTATTGACAATATACTTGCAGTATTCGAGGAAGCACAGCAAGCTATCGACGAACAACGAGACAAACTCGAAGAAGCGGCACAGGAGCGAAATACAGCCCGTTCAGAGCGTTTAAATATGATTTATGAAGAACAGTTCAACTCCGCAGAAACATTCGCGAGAGAGGCTGGAATCGCTTCATACGAGCAGTGGTTAACACTCCCCGTAGAGGATAGAGTAGATGCTGGTGTTCGTAATAATAATATTCTTGATACTTTTATTAAAATACTTAGTAGTCCTTTTGCTATTGAAGAAAATGTTGGTACTTCTAACTTTGATAGATTATCAGAGCTTAACGAAGAGTGGAATAAGCTGCTTGGAAATGTTAATACTAATGCAGTTACAGCTAATCGTATTGTCTCTCATGATTTTAATACTCAACTTGACTGGGATGAAACAGCGTCTGCCGGTCGTACTCTTAAAGGCGTGTCTGTTAATCTTGATACTCTTTCAAGTATTGGTAATATTACCAAAATTGTTACAGATAAATATATTCCTGTAATATATGATTATAATGCCATTACTAAAGACGGTAAACCTATTAAAGAAGATAAAAGTAATCTTTATACCGATGCTGAATTAAAACAACATATCAATAATTTTATTGAACGTTTTGGTAAAGACAATGTTATTGTTGATGGTCGTAAAGTGGTAATCAAACATAATCGTATTGGTTGGAGCAATGATAATAAGAACGTTGAGGATATGCTTATCACTCCTTATAGTTCTCAAACTACCGCTTATATTCTTGATGTTATGAAAACTCTTGCTATTCATAATCTTAATGAATATACTTTCGTTCCATTTAAAACAATGTCTATGGCTGGTATTGATTATGATACTGCTCTTAGTATTTTATATCAACCTATTATAGATGCTCTTGTTCGTAATGTAAATGAAAGTCAAGGCTTTGGGGTTAAGAGTGGTTCTAATCCTCTTGTTGAAACTTTTGTTTCTATTGCTGAACGTGCTGGTATTAAAAATGCTAATAATATTAATACTGTTATTTCAAAATTTGAAGAACTTTATCGTGATGATATTGCTGCACGTTATGGTAATACTGCTCATCCTATTATCAACAAGACCGAAAATGCTCGTCGTTTGAAAAACGAAATGAATGAAAGAGAAGCTCTTATTCATGATTATGTTGCTCTTAAACAATTCTATCAACTTCGTGAAATTGGTAATATTCTTAATAATTATTTGAATGTTTTGACTGCCGATAAATACGGTGCTAAACAAACGTTCTATATGAACAATAAAGTATTTACTGATATTGCTGGACTTGTTGAAAGTAAAAATAAACTTTATTCTCATAACGAAGAAACTGAAGAAGATGTTCCTTTGATAGAAGCTATATTCCCGAATATAGATAAAGGAATTGATGCTTTTGCTCATTCTGATATGAATCAAAGCGTTCATCCTATTCTTGCTACTTATCTTCAACGTTCTACTGTTTTATCTGTTAAGATTGCTCAAGCATTTGATGAAACTGCTTCTGAACATTTTACTAATTTAGTTTATAGTCTTAGAGATTATACCTCTAATGGTCGTCTTACAGAGAAACAATATAAAGATTATAAAGAATATCTTGTAGGTCGTAGCTATCTCGCTAATGCTGGTTATACAGTATTGACGATGCCTATTACTTATGATAATAAAGATAATAGTTTTGGAGTTATTAAAACTAATGATGATAAAGAAGCTTATGTTCTTCGTGAAGCTGAACTTATGCGTATTGCTGGTATAGGCGCGAATAATGATATATTAAATGAGTTTTATATTACCGATATTAATAATGTTACTAACGAAGAAATAGATAAGTTTAATAAACTTACTCCTGCTCAAAAAATTCTTTATATACAACAGAATTTTGGCGAAGATATAGGCATATTTAAATACTTTGATGTTAATAGTTTTAATGATGCTAATTATCGTAGTCAAGGATATACTGGACAACAAATTAAACTTCGTCAAGGTAATTCTTCTATTGACGCTATTCATAACGAATTTAATGTTGCATGGAATTGTACTAATCCTATTATCAAACTTGCTCTTGCTGATATAGTCAAATATGCTTATGTTCTTGAAAACAATGGTTTCAAACAGAATAATGTTACAAGAGCAGTAACTATCGAAGTTCTTAAAGGCTTTGGTAATGGCGGTTTTAATATTGCAGAAGATGCAAAAGCTGGTATGGAAAATTGGCGTGTAACTTCCTCTACGGGGGGTCTCACTCGTAGATTGGCATTAGGTTATATTCGTCAAAATCTTGATACTTTTAATCTACCTTATCGTAGTATTGACAGAATTAATAAAGTACATCCTGAAAAAGCTAATATTATCAGAAGTATTATTAAATATGATGCTAAAAGAAATCTTATTGTTGATACCAATCTTGCTGCTAACGAATTAAGTATTGAAGATAGAGAAAATCTTCTTAAATATTATGGTTTGATTAATGCTGATGGTAGTCCTCAACTTGCTATTAAGATTAAATATGCTGGCGAAACTCGTGTTTATACTGGAGTTTATGAAGACGGCATTATAACTTATATTCCTATTAATAAACTTTCTTCTATTGATATTAACAAAACAACTGAAAATAGTGTTGTTAAACAAAATAATATTTACGAAGAAATAGACAGTGTTGTAAATAGAATTACTGATAATAAACTCGCTAAACATACTGATTGGTTATTTATGAATGTCGTTGACGAAAACGATATTGTTAAAGTTGAAACTAATCCTTATGTTGAAGATGTTATTGCTAATAATAATTTCTTAGAAAATGTTTGTCCTGTTGTCGTAAATCCTGGATTTACTGGCACTGTTAGTTTTGTTGCACAAGATGGTTACGAATATGTTGCTACTCGTATGACAAGAGAAATAGCTGATGATATTCGTGATAATAATTTTAAAGATGCGAATAGTCAAAACTATATTGATATTCTTAATAAATATCCTAATCGTAATGTTGCAGAAGATTATCAACTTCATAGAGTTGTAATTCATAATAGTAATATTATGTATTCTGCTATTTCCGAAGAAGATAGTGTTGCTAAAGTATTTAAACAAGCTACAAGTTTTATTCGTTCTAAAAGTAATGTTGGTGATGAATTTGCTAAAAATGTTATAAAGAATTTCTATCATGCTAATCTTGATTATCTTGATACGAAAGCTATTGTTAAAAATATGCCACTTGCTGCTACTTCTATTGCTGATTATTTTGAAACTGTTTATGCTGATATAATCGGTCGTACTAATAATTTTATGGTTGATAATAATGGTAATGTTATGAGTATTGACGACCCTCGTGTTATTGAGTATATAATTAAAGAAGTTGGTAATATTAATAGTGCAGTAGCTAAAGCTGATTTTGTAAATGAAGTCGGAGCTGCTATTGCTGCTGATGAGACCCCCCGTAGAGGATATGATACAGAGCTGATTGCTGCTTATAATGAAGTTGTTTCTCTTTATAACAATAAAAAACTTACTGTTGATAACTTCCGTAAAGCATTTGCTAAATTCTTAAATATGAGTCCTAATAATTTTACTAATTTAGGTAATAATATTATGGGTAGTGTTCAACAAGTTCTTGCAGATATTGAAAACGATAATATTAAAACTGATTTCTTTAATATTATCAATACTGTAAATGCTATTCGTAATAGATTTAAGATATTTAAAGATTTAGCTGTTGATGGTCTTGACGAAGATAGCAAACGTGCTATTAATAAGATAAAAGAAATTATTACTAAACTTGAAAATAATCTTGCTGTTAATAATGCTCGTGATAATTGGTTTATTAAGTTCTATGAAGCCACAAGTAGTAATCCAATGGTAAAAGAACAAATGATGGACATCTTTACAAGTTATGGAGATACGTCTTTCTTAGACATGTGGATTCAAGATATTCATTTTAACCGTAATCCGATTATTCAGACTGTTATTAAAGAAGTTGATGCAGAACTTAAAAAAGCTGAAATTAGCGGTAAGAATGAAGCCCGTGATTTTGCTGAACACATGAAAGATATTAAATCTCGTGCTGCTAAAGCTGGTAAGTCTGTTAATTATAATCGAATGATTAAAGACGGTAGATTTATTCGTCCTTATGCTGATAAATTTGATGAAGATTATAATAAACTTCATGCTGATTATGTAAAAGCTGTTCAAGATACTAACAGTACAACTTCTGTTGAAGCTTTACGTGCTAAATGGAAGAAAGATGCTTTTCTTGCTGAGTATACTATTTCTCGTTACAAACCTGCTAATTTCTTATATGATGAGAACGGTCGAATTGATGTTATTATTGATGCTGATAAATTAACTCCTCAAGAAAAACTTGCTTATAAAGAAGCTCTTTCTTATTCAGATAGAATGGATTATGTTACTGCTATGGTAAATCAAGATGCTAATATGCTTAAATATTATCCTGCTATTTTCTCTGAATATAAAAAACTTCTTCAAGAACAGCAAGATATTATTAGTGTTGCTCAAAACGGTATTCTTAATGAAGAGCAAGATAAACAACTTCATAAAATATATAACAAGATTGCTTATCTTACTTCTACTTATTATGATAATATGACTGAAAAAAGTGAAGAAGATAAAGAAGCTTCTATTGCTCTTAGAAATTATATTGCTAATACTGCTAAATTAAAAGAATATTATCTTGATAGAAAAGCTAAAACCGGTTGGCAAGAACAACTTGATAATGCTCTTGATACTATTGCTAAATATGAAAAGCGTGATATTGAAGGAAGATTAATTGTTCCTCGTGATAGACTTATGAGTATTCCTGAATATGCTCATGCTAAACAATGGTTAATTAATAATGCCAATTATACTATTGACGAAGAATTTGCTAAAACTCTTAACAATGCTTATTCGGATATAGCTGATACTCGTCGTGGCGGTAGTATATTTGGAACTTTAGTAAAAGCTAAGAAAGCACGTGATGCTTATGGTATTGTTGACGGTAGATTATTTACTGATGAAGAAGTTGCTAAACTAAAAGATGAAGCTCTTAAAGGTTATAATATTAATCAACGTACAGGTTTGCCTTATGCTGGAGTTCTTCGTCAAAAAGAAAATGGAGATGTTATTTATAATGATATTTTTTATAGTAAACTGAAATCAAATCGTCTTATTCCTGCTGAAGAAATGCAATTAACAGAAGCAGCTAATAGACTTCTTTATAAAGCATGGAGTGTTGATAAAAAAATATTTGATTTTGATAATAAGAGTCTTACTGCTGATGATTTAAAATTAATTGCTCAATATCTTGAAGCTGCCGGTCTTACAAGAACTAAAGGCAGTAAAGAAGTTGCTGAATTTATTGAAGCTGAATGTGAAATTACTACTGATAATACTTTATGGTCAAGACAACGTAAAGATGCCATTAATCGTGGTAGTGATTTTCTTGCTGCATGGGACGAAGTATTTAGTCAACGCAATGCTGATGGCGAATTAGTTCCTAATACTACTTTCTATGGAACTATTAAACCTAAAGATGAAAATAAATATATTAATAGAGTTAAAACTGATGCTGTTAAGTTTATTAATCAACACACTAATATAGTTAATACTGAATATTATTATGAAGTTCGTGGAGAAATGATGAAGAAATCTCCAGCTGAATATGAAGATTGGTTTAAAAAGAATCATATTCTTAATCCTTATACTAAAGAATATGAACCTCTTCGTATTTGGACTACTACTGAATATGTTGACGACAATGGCGTTAAAGTTAAAACTAAATGGACGCCTAAAATTAGTCAAACTAATATTGAACCCCGTAAGGAAACTACTAATCCGGAATGGAAAGAAAATTCTCGTAATTATAAACAAGGTAGCGGTTATGATAATATAAATTATAATAATCTTAATGAATATGAAAAAGAAGCTATTGATTATATGCAACAAACAATGCTTCGTTATGCTTTTACTAATAATAATAAATATTTTGTTAATGAGGGTTATCTTCCATCATTAAAGAAAGCTACTCCATTTAATGCTGCTGAAATTGCTCATCAAGCTTTAGCTTTTATCGGTTTTAGTTCTAATGTTCCTAATGATTTACGTTGGCATAATAATGATGAAATTAGTTATGATAATGATTATATCATGCCTAATATTATGCTTAAAACTATATTTGCTAATAATAGCAAAAAGAAATCTCCTGTTCCTGCATTTAGAAATGCTGATGAAACTCAAGCCGAATTTATTATTCGTAGAGAAAAAGTTCGTGCTGAAAATGCTAAGATAGAAGAAGAAAATAAAAAGATTCATGAAGAACTTCTTAATACTGATTGGGATGAAGTCTTTGATATATTTATAAAGAATAGTGCTAATACTGCTGCTACTCAAACTATCAAACATCTTTTGTATAGTGCTACTGATGCTCTCACTCAACATAAATCTTATCAATTAACTAAGATTAAAGGCAATCTTGTTAAAGATGAGGCTCTTAGTAGTGAGAATGAAATCGAATATAAAATGACTAATAATAATAATGCTGTTGAACAAGTTAAAAATTATATTCGTCGTGTTATATTTAAACAATATAAAGAAACTAATGCTCCTAAGCTATTGAAATTTGCTGGTTTAATGCAGAATATTTCTGGTACTAAATATATGACCATGAATATTACTGGTGGTATTGCTAACGTTCTTACTGGTAACGTTAATATTGGTATGGAACGTATTGCTCGTGAATATTTTAATGAATCTGATTATCTTAAAGCTCAATCACTATATTTTGGCGGTATTGTTAGTTATATGTCTGGAATGTATAGCGATAGAAGTTCTTCTCTTCAAGATGCTATTATTAAGATGGCTAATGTTGTTGATTATGATAGAAAATCTGAAGTTAGTGAAGAAGATTTAAGAGGTTATATTAAAAAAGCTAAAGGTCTTATGTTTACACCTCAAACTATCGGTGAACATAAGATGCAGAATACAGTTCTTCTTGCTATGATGGTAAGTCACAGACTTGTTCAAGATAATGATGGTAATTGGACTATTATGTCTAAAGAACAATATCATAGAGAAATGGATGAGAAAGCCTTGCTTAATGTTCTTAACGAAGAACAAGTTGCTGAATATAATAAACTCAAAGAACGTATTCGTAATAACGAACAAGAACGTTTTGAATATAATACTTTTAAAAAGACTATTGTTAATAGTTTTGCTTCTGCTCTTACTAACGAACAAAAAAGAAAGTATATTGAAGAAAGAGAACGGCTAATTAAAGAAGCCGATAAAGATTTCAAAGAAAATCATAAAGATATTTATAGTCAATTTGAAATTACTAAAGATGGTTATGCTGAAATAAAATCGGATAGTCCTCTTACTTATAAAGAATATGCTAAGTTTGTTAATAAAGTTATTAATGTAAACAAAACTATTCATGGTGTTTATGATAAGAATGGTGCTGCTCTTCTTGAAACTAAATGGTTTGGTGGTATGGTAATGCAATTTCATAAACATCTTTATCCCGGTTTTAAGAAACGTTATCGTTGGAACGCTTATTATGATGAAAGTTTAGGTACTGTTCAAAAAGGTGCTTATAAATCTCTTATAGATTTTATTAGTATTCCGTTTGCTAATACAAGTGCTGAAATAGCAAGACTTAAAGAACAAGGAAATAAAACTACTGTTCTTCATGCTATTCAAACTTATTGCAAAAATCTTATAGATTTTGGAATACATATTAATCTTAATTATATGCTTGCTGCTGAAAGCGAACGAGCTAATATGAGAAGAGTTGCTTCTGATTTTATTTATACCGGTGCTGCCATTGTTGGAGCAATTGCTTTAACTGCTCTTGCTGGTGGAGATGATGATAATGAAGAAGCTATTTGGTATAATCTTCTTATGTATCATGCCGACCGTCTTGCTTCTGAATCACAAGCTTATACGCCGTGGGGTTTTGTTGGTGAAGCTGATAAACTTTGGAGTAGTCCTGTTGCTGCAAGTACAGGTATTCAAGATACTCTTAAAGCTTTGTCTGTTGCTGTTAGAGCTATTGGTGATGGCGAACTTCTTGAACAATATAAGACTGGTCGTTATGCTAATAGAACTAAATTAGAAGTATTCTTGACTAATAATACTCCTGTTCTTCGTGGTATTAAACGACTTCAAGATTTGCCTAATAATAATAGTTATTATAAACTTAATGAAAACCTTATGTCTGTTGTTCCTGTTAAGGAAATAGGAGAAAGTCTTAGAGACTAAAATAATTGTAGATAAGCTGGAATAAATAATATTCTGGCTTATCTATATATTATATAATAATAGGTTAACATTCTTTGTTATTGATAATCAAGTAAATCAAAAAATTTTACGTGTAATAAATTGGACATTTAACTAAAATTTTAACTATAAATGTGCAATATATTACACAATTATTAATTAATATTGCTGTTGATATTTATATTAATAATTTAAATAATTTAATTATGCCTTATTTCATTTTTGACAAAAATCGTACAATTAAAGCTAAGAAAGCTGTTGACGAAAAGATTAAGGAAAAGCTTTCTAAAATTTCTCCTACTCCTTTTCCACTTGATTTTGAAGAAGTAGAAAAGACTATAACTCTTACTATGAATGATACAGGTAAGCAATATGATTTACATTCTACTTCTAAAAATATTAAAGTTGGTAATTTTTGTATTGTTCTTCAAACATTAGGTTCTGTTGCTCCTATGTGGATAAGTAAATGTCCTACTGCTGCTTTATTAATTATGTATATTATTCGACATCTTGAAATGTCTACAAATGCTGTTGAAATATCTGAAAAAGAATTTTGTCTTTATGCTAATTGTAATAGAAGAAGCTTTTATAATGCTTTAGATGCAGTTGTACGTCCAGAATGCAATCATCCTTGTGCTGGCGATAGTATGGCTCTTCTTGCTCGTACTACTCGTAAAAGTATTTATGTAGTAAATCATAACTTTATTTATCGTGGAAACTATGATGAATTTGTTACTATTTACGAACAAAAATTTCCTGATGGTTGTAAACTTGATAGTAAAGGCAGAGTTATTATTGATTAAGTTCATGATAAACTTAATGCCGACAAAAATAATATCCCCGCCTACCATTTCGGTAAGCGGGGATATTTTGTATAGTTACGTCTACGAGAATAGGCTTCTTTTTGCCTACATTCAATTTTCTTTATCAAGATGATAGTTTGTATTACTCGAACGAGAAAGTGTCTGGAATGGCTTTAAAATAAGCCATCTATAAATGAGTTCAATTAAGAAGATTATGAAAATTAAGAAGCACAAAATGAATATGATTATTGTCGACCCCCCGTAGAGGATTGCATTACTTATTACGTTTCTCATTTTCTTGTATAGTCTTAACAACATCATCAAAATTCTTTATAAGTAGCCAAAGACCCTTAATAAGAAGTACGGCTACGATTACTATTTGTATAACGAATATCATAATTTCTTAATTAATTTCATAAAGTTAGTAGCATCTGTTTTCTTATCGAATACAGTATTTTTAAAATCAATTCCGACTTTGATAGTTAGAGTTCTAAAACCTCTATCAGTCATTTGTTGAACAGCATAACGAGTAATATCGTTATCACCATCTTTTGTTTTAAATTCAAAAACTCTTAATTGTGCATCCATATTTATATAATTATTAAAATTAGCAAGTTCAGTATAAAATTAGCCGATACTACTTTCACAAGCAATACCGGCTCAGTAATTCATCTAATTATGACTATTGCAGATTCCCCGTAGAGGGTGAGCATGAACCTGTTTGATTCCTCTACGGGGGGTCTCCATGTCTTTATTAGAATGAACGGCAGAAACGGCAAGATTGGCAGTAACGTCAATCTTGCCATGTATAACATATAAAACTTTATCTTTATTATTTAGCTACAATATGAACAGATTTTTCATCAAATTCATCAATATCATTTTCAATAGCAATAATATCCATTGGTTCTCCCCAATTAGCATCAATAACAACTACTTCCATATCTTCTGGATAAGTTTGCAAATTATTAATAACGTCTTTTACTTTCATAATAATAACTATTTATTCTGATACAACAGCAACTTTATCGTCATGATATTCAACTTCAATAATATCTAAATTTTCATCCAAACGATTATCATGAACAATAACTTCCTCATCTTGATTAAAATTTTGAAGTTTTTCAATAAGTTCGTATACGGTCATATCATTAAGTTTTTATTTATTTCGTTTAATACCATTTTTAGCCCATTGAAGAACAAAACCAAGAGCAAACCAAAGTTGGTCTTTAGCTTTTTCGGAAGCATATTGTTCACCAATTTGCATATTAAAATTATCAGGATTTACACAAGCAGATTGACCATGAACTTCAAATCCGGTAATAGTAATAAGAGTTGTATTAGTTGTTTTAGTTCCAACTTTAACACTTTCTTTAGCAGCAATGAAATCTTCTATATCATTACGATATAGCATATCGCCATTTTCGTCTTGAATATGATAATAATATTTATCAAATTCTTCGGCAGGACACCATGATTTATAACCATCAGAATAAGAAATTTCATATCCTAATTCATTGGCATTATGATTACCTATTTTATAACCATGTTCTAATGCTATTGAAGCTTTCATTGGTGTAGCTTCAATCATTTTAATTCCAATATATTTTCCCATAATTTATAGTTTATAATAATCTCCAAAGTTATCAATTAAAGCGGCAAAATTCTGTTGAAAATCTTCAAGAGTTCTAACGAATACTTTAGGTTTAAATTTACCAGTATTATCAACACCGGCATAACAAACGGCAGGTATCCATTTATTTTCAATATGAAGAACTTTACTATGATATTCAATAACTCTAAAAGGTTTATTAGTATTAATATTAATATAATCAGCTCCAATGATTGGAAGTTCATTAGAGCCGATTGGAGTTAATTTATTTTCCTGTAGAGCCATGTCCACCATCTCCTCTTTCAGTTTCTCCTAAATCATCTTTAGAATCAACTTCTTCAAATATAACTTTAGGATAAGGAACAATCATTATTTGAGCAATTCTATCGCCAACATTATAAGGATAATCATGTTCATTATCTTCAACAGTAGGACAAGTAGTACCCTCAAAATAACAATCTGTATTTGAATTGATAGTATCTGCTATACTATCAACATCATAAGCTAAATCATTACAAGCATTAATAATATGTTGACTTGTTCTATTCTTAAAACAAACAAGAATATTTCCTCTATAACCGCTATCAATAACACCAACATGATTAGTCATATAAGCATCAGTTTTACGATTAGAACTACGAGGATAAATAAGACCAACATATCCTTCAGGAATAGCAACACAAATACCAGTGTCATAAACAAAACAATCAAGTTTTTCATCATAAGTAACACTAACAGCAGTTAAATCCATGCCGGCATCACCATTTTTAGCGTATTGAGGAATAATAGCATTAACGTTAGCTTTCCAAAGTTTTACAGTTACAGGTATTCTTTCCATAATTTTATTCTTTTTTTAATTCGATTTTTACATTTAATAATTTCACCAATCATAACTAACAGCTTTTTCTAATTTCTTAGCTTTATCATTAAACAACAAGCTATCCATACGTTTAATTCCATCAGTAGAAGTATCTACATTAGAATAATATCCACTAATAGCATTAAACGCACCCCAAGCAGTACCAGCTATTTCTTTTTGTCCAATACCATTTTGATAATAATCAAAAGTATCGACAATAGTATTTAGCCTACGAATACTAATTCCACTATCACTAACAGCAAGACCATTACGATAAAGAAGTTCTTTATACGTATGTCCTGTATTAAGCAAATTATTTAATTCAGTATCAGTAAGATTATTTTCGCAAATATATTTAACAACATCATCATCAGTAACTTTTATATCAGAAAGAATCTTATAAGCATATTCAGTAGCTTCAATTTTCTTCTTAGTAATACCGAGAACTTCATGAGCCAATTCAATATTCTTATGAACACTTTCAGTATGACGAATACTAATACTATTAGTAGAAGTTCTTAAAGCCGCCGTAAGAGTATTTTGACATATAACACGAATAGGAGTAAACAAAATACGAACACCAGAGCTACCATCATGACTATTAACAAAAACTAAATAATTTTCAACAGGGTCACCTTTAACAAGAATATTTTGAGGAAGTTTAGCACTAACGAAAATTCTTTCGCCATTACCAAAACAACCAGCGGTTTGCCAAATAGCACTATTTTCTCCAATAACATTATCAAAGAATTTAAATGCAGAAGTATTCTGAACAATAGTATATCTTTGTTTTACATAACCTAATGGAGTATGATTATCATCTCGATAAGTACAGAAAGCATTATCAAGTTTAGAATACATATATTTACCGTTGATATGAGCTTCAACATCTTTTCTTTTAGCTTCAAGCAAATCATCAAGAGTTCTATCAACATCATCGGCAATATTCATTTTAGCTACAAGTTCGCATTTCTTAACAGCGAAATTAAGACCAGCAGCTTCCATACATTCCATAGAAGTTTTACAATGAGTAACATCAGTTACACCTTTATAAACCCAAGGAACACCACGTGCAGTATAAGTCATAATTATTTAATTTGAAGAGATTGATTTTGACAAAGATATGCAACAAGAAGTTGAGCATTACGATTCTGAATATATGCTTTATAATCAGTCTTAGAACTATCAATACTAATATTGGCTTGATGTTCATGATTGAAATAAGTATTAATTATATCATAATTAATCATCTTGCATAATTCGATAAGAGGAATAGTTATTTCAACTTTAATTTTAGTAGATTCTAAATCAGCACGAGTAAAAAGCGTTCCAAGCTTTTCTTTAATATGCTCAGCAACATCTTCGTTTTCAGCAGCAAAATTTTGATTAATAGTTTGAATAAAACCATCTACATCAAGATTATCAATATCATCTTTATCATAGTCGAGCATATCTGCATTCCAAAGTTCTCTGAATCTATCTAAACAAGCATCAAGAAGTTTAAGAACAAGATTAGTTTCAATAATACATTCAGTAGTACTACGAGTAGAAAGTCTGCAATCATCAAGTTCAATAACTTTATTTCCAGCTTTTCCAGTCTCCCCGTAGAGAAGTAAAGCTTCAAGCATACTATCTTTTAATCTTTTAGCAGCTCTTTCACGAGTTTTTTGAAGAACGTCAAGACGTTGCTTTTCAGCTTTACAAGCAGCAGCACGATTTTCAATCATACAAACAGCTCTACGATAATTACCTAATTTTTGATAAAGTTCTTCTTTACTAATCTTAAGTTGATTTTCAATATCATCAGTTATTTCACCGTCGCTTTCGATAATCTTATCAATAAGACTTTCAAGTTCAAAACTAATCGCATAAAGACTTTTTTCCATAATCAATTATTGTTTTTTATTTCATTTAATGCTTTTTCTTCAAGCTCAGGAGTTACATCTTCAAGACGAACACCTTTCATGCAAGGACATTCTTTCCATTGTATATTATAATTAATAGAAAGAAATAAAAGTCTTGTACTATTTGTATCAACAGCCGTTATCCAATTATCCGGAGCAATTTCTACCTCAAGACATTCAATAACTTCTTTTTCTTTAGGCATCCAACCTTTAATAATATCATGTGCCCATAAATTACAACAACTAAAATATCTACCTGTTAAAATATTATTTTCATGTTCAAATAAACCTCCACTCCAACAAATAATATTTTTATTTTTAGTCCATTCTTTAGTAGCAAAACTATAACGTTCAATAGGTTTTTCAGTAAAAGCTCCATTATAACTAATATCACCATTTGGCTCTTTAAAAACATCACGTTTGCGAATATTTTGACAAGTACCATCAGCACTTATTTGCTGCCATTCATCATTAGTAAATCGAAGAGGGCTAATAATATCCCAATTACAAAGTTTTTGAACAAGATTAATTTCAAAAGGAGCAGAACCACCACTATTACCATGAGAAGCAAATACAGCAACAGCTTCAATTACTTGTTGATACATCCAATCATTTGGACCACCTTTACCATTACCGTATCCAGCAAGTTTAAGTTCTCTAATAGCATGCTTGCAAATATTAGAATTATTAATAATATAATTCATTACCCTCTTATTAATAAGAGGGGTTTTAGTAAGTTTCTTAATATAACGTTTACTCTTTTTCATATTATTAAATTGTTATACCATATTTATAATGAAGTTGATTAATATTAATACCGTGAGCAACTTTATTCTTAGAAATAAGTTTTCTACATTTATAACATTTGCATATACGATAAAGGTCGTAAACAACTTTTCTTTTAATACGTTTATTTTTATGTTTAGAAGTCGTAACTTGATAGTAATATTCTAATTTAGGATGATTACATACAGATTTACCAATAATACGTTTATTATCAAGTATTCTCTTTAGCAAAATCATAGCCTAATTGTTCAAGTTCATTTTTAATCATACCAGCAATAATCTTAGCGTTTTCATGAGGCTTACCAGTAGTACCATAATAACGCAAGTCAATAATAGCACGCCATTCGTCGATAGAATAAGTATAAGCACAAACAGTAGCAGTATCAATAGGAAGAAGACCGCGAGCATCTTGTCTATGAACATTAAAATGATTAATCAAATATTTATAAGCATCAAATTTATCTTGACATTTAATTAAATAATATTCGGCTGCTTTATTATACGAGCCATCCTTATTATAAACAGCTTGTATTTGATTAATACTATTCATGCTAATCATGTTTATATTAATCCAATGTGGACAACAAAGAGTACCATCTTCATAAACATATCTTGTAGATTGTTCAGCAATATTATTTGGACTAACACGATTAAGTTCACGAGATGTACTTATTTGAGTAACAACTTTAAAAGTATAACGAAGCATATTAAAACCAATTTCTGTATTCTTAAATGTATCTTCGTCTACTTGATATTTACTAATAGCAGTAATAAAAGATGGATGTTCTAAAAGGAATTGTCCATTAACAACAATATAAATATTTCTATCATCATATTTAATATCAATACCAACAATTTTTAATTTACTATCAACAACATTAATAAATGTATCAATAATTTTATGATAACATTTGTTTTTATTAATAATATAATAATAAGAAGCATGACGAAAAACACTATAATGTTTACTTTCTATAAGACGTTTATAAGTAGCTTCATCATTACCACTTTCTCGTTTATAACAAACTCTTGCACAACGAACGGCATGAGCAATATCATTTTCTTGTTTCCAAAGTTCTACACTCGGCTCTATTATTTTCATAACTTATTTATTTAAAAATACCAATTAATTTACCAGCTTCTTCTTCCATAAACATAAAACTAACTCCATTATCAGTTTTAAGAATATAATCAGATTTATCTTTAAATAACTGAAAATTCTTATTTACGCAAGCTATTTGACCAGTACGATAAATTCCATCATCGCCACTACGAGTAGGGTCAATAGCAATAACATAAACACCATCATCTTTATGTTTACAACATTCTTCACAGGCATCTTTAGAATAACCAATAGCTTTGCCGTTAGCTTCGTCAATAGCTTTAGCATTCTTTTTATTTCCAATAGTGTTCATTATAATTTGCTCGTTCATAGCTTTGCAACAAATTGGACAAACCTCATGAACTAAAGCAGCAGAAAAAATATCAGACATATTAGTAATATTTTAAAGTTATACAATCGAGACTCCCCGTAGAGGAATTGAACTATTTAAGCATTTTCATTACTTTATCATAAACAGCATAATAAAGACCGATTAAACCATGATTGTTATCAATATCAATACAATCAGTAAGTTTAGCTATATCTTCACTTGCATGAGCATCTTTAGAACCAGCATCCTCTCTATTAATTCTAAAGACAACACCGCCATTTTTCAAAATAGCGTCAACTTCATTTTGGAATCTACAATCAGCAATAATACAAAAACCGTTATAATGTTTAAGATGTTGAGCACGATTCATACAAACTTTTACCCAAATATTTTCATTAATATGATTACGGCAAATATCAGTACCGAACCATTGAAGAATATGTCTTATTTTAATAGCACATTCGTTATTGGGCATACCGAAATTACGAAGTTCTTCAAGACTATATTTGCTAATATGTCCTTTAATAACAGCTTGGTCATCAATAACTTCACAAGTAGCAGGATTGTAATAATGAGCATCTTTTATATTTCTATCATCAAGAAGTGGACGCTTTATATTAAAAACAATACTAACACAATCTTTTAAAGAATCAGCAAAATGAATAATACTTCTATTATATTGTTCAGAATTATCATACCATTTCTTAAAAGTAGAATAAGTACCACATTCATGAACAAAATTAATCATAGAAGCAACGGTATCTTTACCGGAGTTCTTAACTCCAGCAATACCAATAAGAGGTCTTTTATTAAAATTCATATCATAATTATTTGTTATATCAAATATATAAAAGTTTTATTCGTATTATATAATACGAAACGACTCATTCTAAGGCGTTATGTTGAACGTTATGCAAAATCAATACAATTATAAAGGACGCACGAGAAAGTCTTCCACAGGGCAAAAGAATAGCATTCTCGCGTATGTTGGCAGTTGTTTCTAACATGTTCACAATCGGTTACGATATGAGCACAAAAAAAGCTACTAACAGTATTACGACCATTAGTAGCCAGATTAATATCCTAATAAATTCGATAAATAACAGCTTTTTCTACATTGACATCATTTACAATATGTACATCAACATTAAAATCCTTATTACAATTAGGAATAATATAACCGATATAAATACGATAAGCACCGGTATAATCTCTTTTAAGCTTGATAGCGTCTTCAACTTCTTCTTCATAAAGACAAATATAATAGTTATATCTCTTTTCTTCGTTATTATATTTTTGAAGAATATTATAAGACTTAGCATTAAAGTTTGTAAAGAGAAACAAACTCTTAAAAAATGCAGAATAATAAGTCTTTTCTCTATCAACTTTCTTAGAACTTATAACATCAAAATATAATTTAATATTATTGGTATCAATTTTACCAATACTATCATCAGGTTTTTTATCAGTAGTTTTTATAACATCATCTTTCTTTTTTATAAAATTAAACGTAGGCATAATTATAATAAATAAACTTCTTTAATATGAAAAGGAACTTGAGCTATACCACTTCTTTCTCCAAAAGTTATAAATACATATTTGCCGATATAATCTTTCTTATTTCTAAGAATTTCTTCTTGTCGAGCATGAGGATAACTAAAACCAGTTTCAAACGTTTCATCATTAATATCATTACGACAAGTAATAATAGGAAGATTACGTTTTTGTTCAGGTTGAATATCAACAATTAAAAACTTACCATCAGTTTTAGATTTAAACTTTTCCATATAACCAACACGACGACGACCATATTGATAATCAACATTTGGATTACGAAGTATTAGTCCCTCAAATCCTAATCTAATAAAATTATCACGAAATATAACAGCATTGTTATCACTATAAACATTATAATCAGGAAGAATAACTAATTGCTTACTATTATTAAGATGTTCGTCAATATTATTGAAGTGAGCAACATTTCCTAAACTGTGAGTTCTAATATCACTTCTTCTTTCTTGAAGCATATCTTGAATAGCTATATCATAACACCAAAATTGAAGAAGCTTATTTTCTTTACAATTTGGGTCTTTAACAAAATGATTTATTTCATTAACAGTATGACCAGGAAGATAAACTTCGCCATCAAGAATCCAATTATCATTAAGCATACTCAACATAAATCCTTGAGGAATAGCATCAATTAGATAATCTTCAAGATAAGTAAGAGTATGCCAAATAAGACCTTCTCGACTTTGAAATTTAAGACGAACAGAACGGAATATATCATCTGTTCTATAAGCACTAATAAAACAACGAAGCCCATTAATTTTCCATTGTCCTATCATATTAGGAATTTTATTCCAAATCTTGCCAGTATAAGATTTAGCAAGCATAGGAAGAATATTTCCATTATTTTCATTAGTACGATAAGACGGAAGATAAGCTTCAAGATAAGGATATAATGAACTTGTACATCCCCTTACGGGGGGTCTCCCGTTATCATCTTTTATATCTTCAAAAGCGATATAACCTTGCTTTCGTTTATCGTTATAACGAGATTGAAGTTCTTTATTAGCATCCTTTTGAGTAACAGCATAACTTTCAATACGAATATTACCGCCAACAATACCATACTCAACAGTGATACTATTCGCATCACTACTTAAATAGGCTCGCCAACAACAAGGTTTTTCAAGATTATTTTTTCTATATAACCATTCATTCATGTTTCTTAGGTTTAAAATTACCAAAAGCAAAATTCATAGTACGAGAATTAAGAGCTTCAAGACGTCTATCGGCAGCAGTTTTTCTTAGCTTACCGTCTTCGGATAGAGTTTCAGTGCTAACTTTTCCACTAAACATGTCTTTAGTTCTAACTTTTCGAGTTCTACGTACAGGTTCTTTAGCATCAGCATTGGATTCTTTTTTCTTATCATCTTTACCTTTTTTATATTTACCGATTTCCGGATGATTTCTCGCGAAGAGTTCGTTTTCTTTATCAAGAGTTTCAAATCTTTTTCGGTAATCAGCACATCGTTCATCAGATAATACTCCTTTATCAATTCCATTATCTAAAACATAATTAAATTTCCAACAAGTACGGTCGTAAGCAAAACTATTATAAGTAATAGGATAACCAACATTTTCGATATATCTTGAACAATCAAGTTCTTTAAGTAAACCATCAAGAACTTTTTCATGACCTTTAGACTTTATCTCTTCAGCCATGAATCTATAATCAAAATTGTCAGGACTAAAACTCATAATTTAAAAATCACTTTTATTGCATTTAAATATAACCACACGTTTAGGATTGCCAATAAGACAAGCGTTATGTCTATACCATAAAATATCATCAGAAGTAGGAAATTGTTTAGGTACATTATCAAAAGTACAAACGCCAGTTTTATAATCAACATTAGAGTAGACCATGTTATCAGTTTCTCCACTTCCGAGCAAACCAAATTTTTTAATAGCATCAGCATCTTCTTCATTATCAATATCTACTTCACCATAACAAATAGTAGAACGTTTATCAATAGTAAGATTATTACAATCTTCGCCTAAACAAAGAGCTTCGTTTTCATCAAGTTCTTTTTCTTGTTCAGTTGTAATCGGCATCATTACTATTATCTTCTCGTGCATATCTCTAATACGGCAGAGCACTACTTTCTTCCGTATTCCAAGCAAGTTTATCTTTTTCTCCATTGTCTTTATAGTTTTCTTCTATATAATTATAAACATCAATAATAAGTTTATCAATAATTTCTCCGGAATATTCTTTCTTAAGTTCAGCAAAATCTTTAACATCATATTCTTTAGGAATAACAAAAGGAATAATATTATAATTATCTCTAAGCCAAATAGCCTCACGATAACCAGTCATATCATTATCCATAAGACTAATAATACAACCTTTATCATTAAGTTTATTATGAAGATAATCGTATTCTTTTTGTTTAAGCCTATAAGTTTCAGACGGAATATTAATAACTCCAATAGACATTCTATCGGTTGAGACCCCCCGTAGAGGATTGAACTGTATAAAATGATTCTCAATAGCAAGCCTATCTTTACTGCTTTTAGTAATAACTATATAATCATAATTATTAAGTTCAAGATTTAGCACACCCTCAATATGATTACTGTTAGTAATAAACCGAACATCTCCTTTTTTACGATTAGGAAAATATAATTTAATATTATAAATACCATTTTTATCTTGTCCTAATACATAAGCATAACAAGGGTCTTTGCTATCATAAAAATATTTAGGTTCTGGATTGATATAACGATTAATATAATATTGGTCAATAGCATAAACAAAATGAGTATTAAGATGATTAAGACTAATACCAAATTGATTCCAATATTTTTTATCATTATTATTCCAAGGACGAGGAACTATTTCAATAATACTTTTAGTATTACGAATAGTTTGAAGAGAAGTTTCTATTTGAAGTTTAACGTTATCATCTTTTTCTTTTCCATAAATTATATCACGAAAAGTATATGCAATGTGACGAAGAACAAATTGAAAATCGTTCTTATTATTGATATTAATATTTCTATTGACAATACCAGACAAAACATAAGCAACTGCATCAAGACAATCGCCCCAAAAATAACCGGCAAAATCTCTACCTTTAAGCATACCTTTGTCGTTATAACGAAAACCAAAACTCGGATGTTCATCAACACGAAAAGGACTGGAAATAAAATCTCCAGTATCAATACAATGTTGAATAACATAGTCGCTAATTCCAGTATAAACAGCAAATATTGTAACTTGACTAACTTTGCTAAATATATAACTTTTGGTTAGATTAGTATTATTAATATTTCGTCTCATATTATCATTCTCGATTGCATATAAAAGAAAAAGGTCTGAATTGCTAAAATAGAAATTCAGACCTTTCTAACCAAACTTAGAGTTGTTTTATTACAACTCTTTTTCAACCATCAGCAATTATATAAACACAGTTTTAGAACGGCAAATCATCAGTCGGATTAACACTTGCTTGAGGAATAGCACCCATTCCCATAGGAGCAGCAGCGGCAGCAGGAGCACCAACAGGAACTTGCGGATTAAATGCAGGAGCCATACCAGGAATTTGAGGAGCAGTCGGAGCTTTAGCTACTTCACGATAAATAATACTTTCTTTAGAAGCATCGACATGAAGAACTGGAGCACGATTTTGGTCAAACAGTTCTATATAACCTGTACCAACAAATGATGGGAACGCAAAATCACCAGCAGAATTACCACTTGCAACAGGTTTCCATTGACCCTTAATCTTAGTAAAACGAATAAGTTTAATCCAAAGAGGAAGATAATTACCGGTAGCAGATTTATAAACAGGCTTACCATTATTTTCCATATAACCTAAGAAATTCTCAAACAAAGTTCTCCAACCATTAAGAACAACTTCCGGTTCAACAGGAACATATTCCATATTATCGTTGAAGTCCTCGAAAGGCAGTTCAAGAGCATCCATCATTTCTTCGCTCATAGCATTACCTTTAAGAACAAATACATTAAGAATATGTTTCAGCCAATTCATAGGTTGTTCAACTTTCCATGCTTCATCGCCACCAGGAATAGTAAGAGCGTTACTTTCAGCAGGAGAAATACGAAGTGTAACATACTTTCTTACACTCGGGTCTTTAGCATTAGATGCGAAAGTAAATACTAAAGATGGAACAGCAAGACCGGCAAAACTTACCAAAGAACTATCTTCTTTTTGAGTAGCCCATGCAAGTTCAACACTTTCAAGATGAGCTTTAAACAAACCAGTAGCAGCGTCAATGTCTCTTTCGTCAAATTTAAGACGAGTAGTACCACGAACTTCACCTAAACCACGACGACGTTTCTTAGGAGTAGCAGCATTAGGTTCATTGTTATCTTTAATTTTAGTCGCATCGTTTACTGGATTTGCAACTCCAGCAGCATTAATTTCAGCCATAATTTAAACGTTTAAATAATTATTAAAATTGGATATAAGAAAGCCCGAACACTCAACATTTGTATCATGTTCGGGCTTATAAGGTAATCAGAGATGGAGAATAATATTATTCAGCTACTTCATCAGTTGCAGTATCATCATCATCGCCTTTAGATTTGCGAGTGCTTTCTGCATCTTTAAATTCACCGAGCATAGCAGCTTTAACGATAACTTCTTTGTGACCGTTGAAATAAGGAACTTCACGAAGTTCTTTAATATCAACTTCAAAAATACGAGACATTTTCTTAGCTTCTTCGCCCAAATCTTCTTTCAATGCACCCCAAACAGCAGAATCAGAGAAAGTCAGAGAAACACCTGTACCGGAAAGGTTAGAAGAATTGCTACACTTAGAACCGTAATACTTATTAACTTGTTCAGGATTAACAGCGTTAGCAAGAATCTCGATTTGTTCTTCTTTAGTAATACCCTCAACTTGCAGAGAAGCAGCAAATTCGGGTTCGCCATTTTCAATAGCAGCTTTCAGAACATCATCGAAGTTGTTAGTAACATATTCAACTTTATCAGTCTTAGACATGCGTTCTTTAGTCTTAACAGCGTTACCGTTCTTATCAAACATTTGAATACCCTTAGCGATACCCCATTCGTCGAAAGCTTCGTGAATAGCTTTAACGCCCTCTGGAGTACTCATATCAATGTTTTCTTCTGCACAGAAAGCAACAAGATTTTCGTCTTTGTTAGCAATAGCTTGCTCGATAGCGTCAATGTTAGAAACAAACATAATATAACCGCCATTAGTAAGACTCAATGCACGAGAAACAGCAGGAGTAATACGGAAACCACCAACAGTAGGATTAACTACCAATTCGGGTTCAGAAATTGCGTTACGTTTAGCAACATTAACTGCACCAAGACCAAAACTCAACTTTGCGTTACCTTTAAAAGTTTTCATAATTTTTTATTTAAAAAGTTAATAAATACCTCATACGAGGCTTGATTTAATTCTTAATTTCTTCGGGTTGAATATCAATAATATCGGCATCTTTTAAATCAGCGCCAGCTACTATCTTCAATTCAGTTGTTTCTGCCACACCAAATAATATGTCAGAAGCAATGTCACGAGCAGCATAAGTAAAAGCTCTATGACCGATAAGTATTCGAGCATACTTTTTATAAGTATCTTTATCGAACATACCAGCAGCTTGAGCTTCATTATAACTAAAGTGACCAATAGCACGAACTTCCTTGCCATTAACGTTACGAACAAGTTCATATTCAGTAACGAAATCTACTGGCTTAGCAGGAATGCGAGTAACAGGAATCTTCTTTTCAGCAATAATGTTATTAGCATGTTTTTGATTAATAGCAACCTTATGATGTTCTGTAAGTTGGTAATCGCGATAAATATTACCATTGAAATCTTGATACCATTTTACAGGATAAACATAAATATGGTCGTTATTTGTATCAGCTTCTGCAAGCTTAGTAGCTTCATCAGCAGTTTTACATCTAATAGCATATTCGGGAAGAAGATTATCAACATAAACATTAAAACCATCAGTACATTCGTACTGAGCCACATAATCTTTAGTAAGTTCCCAAGTTATGGCTGCCTTTGATAATAATGCTTTTATAACATGAATATCAACACCAGTTTTACCATTAATAACATGAATATGTTCAATACAGGTGCTAAAAGGAAGATTTAAATCTTGTGCTCTCATCAGAATAGCAAGACCATCATTAACACTTTTAATACCACCCTTATCACTTCGCATAATCTTAGTGAGAAAGTTTTCAGCAACAGCTAATTGTTTATCGTCAAAAAGATTAATAGAAGAAAAACGTTGATTATTGGTTTGATGTTGAAGTTCATTATTACTTGCAGCAGGAACTTTATCTGCAAGTAAATTTTCTTTAGTTTCGTTTTCTTTATTCTCCATTGTATCAAAGACCACTTGTTTTCTTTATGATTACATAGACAAAGATATGTATTCTTACCATTATATCAATCATTACTAATGAAAAAATTAGCACGTTCACTTCTTTTAACTATTGAATGCAGCACGGATTGTTTCTCCTTTTCGAGTTCCTTTTCTTCCAACGTACTAACCATATATAATTTATATATCTTAGCACTATCTCCATTAAAGCTAATACCATTAAAGCGATAAATAAACTCTTCGATAGTATCATTAAACGGAGTAGTGAAAATAACCGCGTCTACGCTTGTTTCCAGCGCATCAGACGAACGATTTTTCATGCTTAATATATATAATAAGGTGTTACGTTCAGCGTCTGTTAGAGAGCCGCTATTTGGGTCGAGATTGAACCGTTTCAGATTGATTGACGAAAGAGCAGCAGATTTAAACAGTTTAATATCACCAGCCTTAGCACCAGTTTTATAACGAATATAATCGCCAGTTTCTTCGTCAATAATTGCTTTAGGAGCAGCTTTATCATGATAATCGCCACAAGCAATATCATTATCAAGCAAACATTCAGTAATTAAAGCGGCAAATTCAGCTCTTTTACTAACGATAAGAACTTTCTTATTAACAAGCTCATTTTTGAGCAAATCAACAATAACATTAAATTTAGCTTTATTATCAGTAAGAAGATTCTTTCTCTCTCTCATAATATTGTAAGCAGCAGTAGCCTTTTCTTCAATAACAATAGGATTGAAATATTCATCTATTTGTTTATCGAAAGGACTATTTTTATCAAGATTTTCATGCCAACCGTTATAAGAAGCAATGTTACGTCTTACTTGTTCAGCACTTTCTCCAGTAATTTTATTACCAACACGAGCAAAATCAATAGTTTCAAGATTACCAAAGATGCTAATACAACTACTAATATAATCGCAATATTCATCATATTTAGTTCTATCGGCATCGTCAAGATAACATGGAATTTGGATTTCCTCTACGGGGAGTGTGAATCGACTTACATCGGCAACTTTAGCTTCATTCATAGCCGGAAACATAGCATAAATTTCAGCTCTATCTTTAGCAGCAAATTTATCTTTTTTAGCAGTAATATTATTAATAATAAACAAATTAAATTTTGTTCTACTAATAACACAATTAACACCAGAAATAGTATTAAGATTAATATAAATAGCAATATTATATCTATAATTTACACTACTTTTAATATAATCAGCGCTAAGACAAGTATAATTAGTTTCAACTATACCAGCTTTTTTACAAACGTCTACAACATGAGAACGTGTTTCATAACAGTCAACAATAACTATAACTTTAACATTAGGATTTTTAGCAACACTTTTACTTATAATTGTGGAACAAATTTCTGCATAATCTTCTTTCATAGCATCAAGATTGTAAGAAGCATTAGCATGAAAATCTTTTACCCACTTAGTAGCAATATCATCATAACAATTATTAGGAAGAGTTTTCATAATTAGTCATCAAATAAACGATTATACATACCAGCTTTCTTACGAATCTGTGTCTTTCCTTTTCCTTTAGGAGTAATTCCGAGTTTTATAGGATTGATAATATCATAACATTTATCATAATAATATTTATAATTAATATTACGACTAACAATATCGGCATCATCAAGACTATTTATAACACAAACTTGCATTCCGGCAGCAAGTCTTGAACGTTCTCCCGTAACATTATGAACTTTCTCAACAGTATAACCATTATTAGTAACATAGAATCTAACATATCTTTGGCATACTTTAGTTTGAAGTTTGCGATTGACAACTTTAGTTTCTTCAACATGAAATTGACGACCTACATTTTGAGTCATACAAAAATCAAGTATATTGTTACTATTTTGAAGAGTAGTCATAATAGGAACATTATTAATGAAATACTGATAAACAGCTTCGGCAACAATAGGCATACTATATCCTTTCTGTAAATCATTAGCATACATAAGAGGATTAAAGTCGCCTTTAACTTCATCTTTAAGTTTTAGAGCACCTGTTTTCTTATCTTTAATTCTAAATTGAGCAAGATAGTTATTAACATCACGAGCAATAAGACAATGAAGAACATCAGCGTCCATACTCATACCAGTAGTAGTTTGCCACCAATTAACAATACGGTCAAAATCAGCCTTTTTATCTTCATAAACTTTAACCATAAGACCATCAGTATTTGCAGATACAACCTGAATACCATTAAGTTCTAATTCTTCACAAAGCATAAGAAGCATAAGCTGTCCATTAACAGTAACTTGAAGAGTAGCAAGACGGTCATATAGAGGTCCTTGTTCAAAACTAAATTTTCCGTATATACTATTAATAACTATCTTAAGAACTAAAGCAAGAACATCACGAGGAATACCATCTATAATAGATTCATCACTATGTTTAACTTCAACACGAGTATCTTTCATCCACTGTATAAGATTACGAAAAGCAGACTTAACCATGTGTTTAGGAGCAACACCATAATAAGCTATTATAGAAGGATAATAAGACGACCATTTAACCTTATAACTTTCATTATAAGCTTGACTATATCTTATTCTTTTTTATTTCCATAACCATTATCAAGAATATTTCCTTGACTATCACAATATCTCCAATAATATCCATAAGGATGTTTTTTACTTCCGTTACAACCACACCGAATAACACTACAAGTATAACCAAGTTTCTCATGAATTTCATTAACGCTATCCCATATAGCAATAGGATTTCCAGCTAAATCAAATTGAGCAATATAATTAGATTTTAAATTACTCATTTTTTCACGATATTCTTTAGTTTTATGAGAAGATTTATCGGAATTGGCATATTTTTGACGTAATTTATCATCTATATAATAATTACTAATTTTCATATTATAAAGATTATCAATACCAATACTAATTTGAAAATTTCTTTCTTCTTCAATAATATTATCACAAGTTTTTAAAACTTCGATAGTAAAATTATCAAATCCGTATTTATTATAATCTTTTTGAAGATTAGTATTAGGATGATTACCAGCATGTAAATGACTAAAATGTTTACTAAGACGCATTTGTAAATCAGTAGTGCTACCAATATATTGCTTATTAGTAACATTACATTTAATACTATAAACGCATTTTAGATTAGCATATTTAGACCATTCTCCATAAGCAAAATTATCTTTTACTCTTACTTCCCCATAATTACCATGAGCAATTTCCGTTGTATTAGTAATCGGATTTACACGTTTACTTTTACTTTTCTTTTTAAATGAAAAATTAAATTGAACCATAACAATATAAATTTTAAAATTATTTTGCTAAGATAATATCTAACTTTTCAATATGGAAATAAATTCAAGAATTTTTGCGCTTCCATTTATATAATTAATAAATGTACTCCCATAACGGGATAGTCGATGAACCTTACTCATATTATGATTCTCATCATTATTTAGAGTCTTGGCTGCTGATTGTCATATAATAATAGTTTTTTAAGCATTCACATTTAGATTTTCATCTTGTGTTGTAGCACTATTATCTTCACGAGTTTCCAGCAATTCACAAAATTACGACGCATCGTCACTTACGTCGGCATGATATATAGTAAATCTTCTATAAGCAGGTTTATCAACGAGACCCCCCGTAGAGGAACGATAAGTTCCATTCCATTCAGTTGTACTCCATATTTCCATAGGTCTATCAGCACTATGAAGACCGCCTGTAGCAAGATTATATTCAGTATCTCCAATTTTAACAGTCCTATTAAACGCATCTTTACTTACTTTATAAAGAACAAGTTTCTTCATATCAGCAAGAAGATTTTGTAGTTCAGGAGTTTTAAATTGAACACAATCAAATATAATCTTATTAAGGCTCATAGCAGTTCTAATAGTTCTGCCATCTTTCCATTGTTTATAAGGAATACCACTAAATTTAGTATAGAACTTCTGAAACAGAACATCAGCCATATTACTACGACTGCTGCTAAGAACATCTACTCCATAACTTGCGGTAACAGCATAACGAGATTTAATCTCGCTTGAATAAAGACGAACAATTTCTGCAACAATAAAAACATCGTTAAGATTATAATGAAGCATATCGGGAATATATTCATCAATAATATATCTATGCCATTTCTCAACAACGTTATTAAGTTCGCGAATACTCATGCCTTTATACTTAGGAATCTGATTATAAATATCAGCATCTTTTTCGCATATTGGCGGCAATTCGTATTCTAATAATTCATACCATTGCAGATTAATAGAAGTCTGTTTAAGACCTTTAGGAATATATTTCTTTTCATTATTTTTATCAATATAAGTACCAGCTTTATTAAGAGCAAAGATTTTCATAACATCAATATCAATATAAGGAAGTCCAAACTTATTAAGACTTCTCATAAGAAAATCATTATTAATTTCTTTTTTATCTTTATCTTGAAGCTCAATAATTTTCTGACTTGTATTGAATAATTTAGTAATAAGTTCTTTAGTAGTATCACACTGATTAAAATACATCAATAAAGCCGCAATCATAAGTTTATCATAACTACGACTATTATATCCGTATAAATCAGTACGAATAGGAACATTATTTTCATCAATCATAAAATGATTAATATATTCAATCATTTTGAATAATTGAGAATCATCTTTATCTGTAATATAAAAAGATTTATGTTTAACAGTAGAAAGTCTACGTTTGATTTCTTCAACAGTAAGTTTCTGAATCATAGGTATTCTTTCTTCTTTATCGTTAACACAATCTTTAAATACTTCAAGATAAGAAGCTAAATCAACAAAAGTAATAGAAAAGAAATTAGGAAGAATTTCTACATCGTAACATTCACATCTAATCACTACCCATAAATTCTTTTATTATTAATATAAGTAATAGCTTTAAATAATTTATCTTTTACAGCAAACAAATGCTTGACATCATCAAGTTTATTCAAAGAGAGAGGGATATATAAAATAGGATAACCATTAATAATAGTACTTTTTCTTTCTCTTCCATCAATGAAAGCAACATCAAAAGCTCTACCAAAAACAATTATATATTTTACATATTTAAGACCGAGTAATTCATTGCCTAATATTCTTGCACAATACTTATTGGAATTACCAGCAAGATTATAATTAGAATAACAAGGACATTTAATATCATAAGTAACATACGCTTGTTCAAGTAGTTCATAATTGGTAATATCAAGCCACATAGCTTTTAGAATATTAATAAACTTATCACGTTTCTCTTTACCATAAGTACGAGGAATAATAATAAGAGTATTAGAAGTTACAGTACCAATTCCTACTTCAATAGTACGACCTGTATTAAATAGTCTATTAGGACAATCTTTACAATGTTCACAAGTATCTACCGTCATATAGAACAACATTACATGAATATAACTGTTGAATATATATAAGTAGTTCCTTTAGGCATTTTCTTAAGAATAATATCATTTTTATCAAAAACACTAAAACCATCATTTTTATCATGGTCATCATTCCACACTCCATCTTCTGGATTAACAGCAGCAAGAATAAATAAAGGATAATCAATAGTATATCCAACAATAATATATTTCTTTCCTGCTATTTTGCATTCTTTACCAATATATTTATCAATATTATTAGTACCAACTTCTTTAAAATCAATTTTATCCATACCGCAATACGAGAAAATTAGACGCACGACTACAAGCAACATAAAGACGACGACGCAAATCGTCAGCATCGGTATAAGGATGTCCATTCTTATCATAAACCATATCATTAACATCTACAAAAACATTTTTATATGTACTACCTTGACTTTTATGAGAAGTCAAAGCAAATCCATAATCAATATCACGTTTAAAAACTATATTACCAAGATTATCTCGAACATCAGTTAGAATTAAATATTTACGTTTAAAAGCAAAATATTTCTTCCATTTAGAAGCAGCCATTTCTTTACTTGCAGCTTTGGCATCATCTATAAGATATTTAAGTTCTTGACAATAAGTTATAAATGTAGATTGGTCGGTATGATTAATAATAAAGAGAGGTTTAGTTATAGCACCGCCATGAATAGCTTGAAACTTAACCATAAATCCTTTAAAGCCATAATCGGAGTCGGTAAAATTAAGAATATCACGAATAATATAATCTTCGCTATTGTTAATAATAATATCATTGAACTCGTCAACAATAGTTACATAACTCATAATAAGGTCATTATTATTAAGAATAGATTTTTCGGCACTTTGTATAATACTATTACGAACATATCTATTCCAAATTCCAACAGCGCCATTAGTATAAGCTATACAACGATTAAGGTCAACGTTCTTCTCGAAATCTTTATTACTAAAAGCACGAGCAACAAGTTCAGTGAAATCATCAATTCCAACAACTACATAACCTTTACCGTCAATTACATTTCTTCTGTGATTATTAATATAAGTAAGAAAATTATAAGTCTTATTCTTAATATCTTTGCGAAGAATATTAAGAAGAGTTCTTATCGGATTATCATCATCTTGACGAACAATTTCTGTTAAACGATTAATTTTAACAGCCATTTTAAAAGCGGATGATACAGCTTCATTAACAGGAGAAAGCTGACTATCATCTCCAATAACAATGATTTTAATTTTTTGACGAGCACAATAACGAGAAATATAATTAACAAGTGCACGATTAAGCATAGAAGCTTCGTCAATAATAAGAACTCTACAATTTAACTCTGTAATTTTTACACCACCAATAGGATTAAACGCAGGATTATTTGGGTCAAAATCTTCAATATTAACATCAAGACGAAATCCAAAAATTTTCTGAATAGTTTCAACTCTATGTTTAGTAGCATTACTCAAAACACGACAAGCTTTATGAGTAGGAGCAGCACAATGAATCATTGAAGAACTAAACTTACAATGGTCAATAACATATTTAGTAACAAAAGTTTTACCTGCACCACCAGCACCGCATAATGCTTGAATATTATTTCGAGCATCAAACGGTGCAGCGATAAAATCAATAAGATTGGTAACAGCAGCTTCTTGACCTTTATTTAAAACAACATTATCGTTATCTCGTTTTCCAATATCAAATTTCATTACCAATCAAAATTAACTTCAAGTTTATCATTGTTATTATATTTATTAAATTCTCTAATAGCTTCCGCCATTTCGACAACATCAGCAGGATTGTAAGAAGAAACGACATCAAAAAGAACTAAATCGTCAACAGTTTTAATTATCTTTCCTTTTACAATAAGACCAGTAGATAGAGCAGAATAAAATTTTCTGTGCATCTTACAGCGTTTGTCTTTATCACGAATAATCTTTATTCTATGTCCAAACTTATCACGTTTTCGCATATATATATTTTTCTTCTTATAAGTATCAAAACTTTTAAGAGTAAAAGTATAAAGATTACCTTGATAATTGCATTTAGTAAAGCCATTCTCATCATTAACTACAATTCCGGTAGCTTGTTTAACAAGAACAACTTCTTTCTTTGGCGGTTCTCTTTTCTTCTTTGGGGGATTAAAAGAGAAATTAAACGTTACCATGATTATTTGCGAATAGCTTTCTTGCCATTCATAATTTTAGTAACATTAGAAGCTATATCAATCTTACGATTATGCTTAGCAACTACATTATTATTCTCTTCAACATCCTTAGTTTTCTTCTGTTCAGCAACATCAGAATAAACACGAGTATAACCACAATAATTACAAAGAAAATCAATCTTACCATTAGTGCTATTTCCTAAAGCAACACCAACAACAATAGTAATTTTCTTACCACCGCTAATCTTAACTCCATTTACTTTGTTAAGTTGACGAACAACTCCAACTTCATCGTAATTTTTTCCCATAACTTTACATTGGTTAAATTAAACATATAGATAAATTAAATAGCCAAGAATAATAACAATAGTTAGAATAACGACTTCACTATCGTATTTATTATTCTTGACTAAATCATTCCAAAACCATATAATAGTCAATACTGCCAGTATTACTATTTCGCTGATTAAGCCGCTCATGATAATTAATACATTGAGACCCCCCGTAGAGGATTGAATAGATTCATGACAATATAGCTTTAGTTAAAGCTGCACTAATACCAATAATAATAGTAACAGCAATAGCAATAACTATAATAGCTTTAATCCAAAATTTGACTTCCCAATTCATTTTGTATCACTAAAATTAATTATTTGATTAAAATAAGGCAAATCAACTTTATATTCATGAAAGAGTTTTATTTCAACAGGAACTCCAGGAATAGAATTTTTCTTGAAATAACGAACGGCAGACTTATAACCACTATCTTTATTAGCAGCTATTATGATAATTTTAATTTTATCATCTTTATCAGAAGTATAAAATGTAACCATAGTATTATAGATTTAAAGATTCACAAAGTTTTTCAATATCAATATCACTATTCTTAATAGCAGCTTCGATTACATTCTTAACATCATAATATGTTTCATTCTCATTAATAAATTTATTTATAAATGTAGCGCCATCAGCAGCATTATTATTTTTAATAATGTCCGCAACTTTATTAAAATCTTTTTTCATTATAAAAGTGAGAATATAAGCAAGAATACTTTTGCAAGAAGCTACTAAAGCATTATACGAAATTGTATAAAAACCTTTATCGACAATAATACTAATACTTTTAGGATTATCTGCTTTGTTTTCAAAAAATGTTATAGTAGGAACATATTCATCAGCATATATAGAATAACCAGGCTTTATACAAAACATATCTTTTATAGTATCAATACAATTATGAAGACCAGTATTATTATATTTAAATAAAGCACTAAACAGAATAAAAGTTTTAACATCATCCATAGCATCAAATTAAAATAGATTCAATTAAATCAGGAAAATAACAATCAATAGTAGCATGGTATTTATTATAATTAGCTTTTAAATCAATACCAAAAGCTTCACACGCATCTATAATTTGATTAATAGCACGCATATAACGACTTTCATGCTCAACTATATTATAAGCAGTATTATTATTATCACTTGCTAAATAACAAATATAAGCAAGAATAACTTTAAGACCAGCTTTAAAACAACTAAATCTATTATCAAATTTAATTTCGTGAAAATGTATAACAGTACGTTTATCATTATACTTAATACATATCACAGGATGATAATATTCATCATCAGTTTTATGAACATAAGTCCAAATACCAATATTTTCTTGTAAAGACTTATTAATTTCATCAAGACAAACTTCAATATCATAAAATTCATCTTCAAGAAAAGCGGCAAGAAGAATATTAACTTTAATATTAGTCTTTTTATTATTATAACCAAAATCAATCATAGCATCAATATTTTTAAGTTGTTTCTGTTATATAATACGAAATGAAAGCATATAAGGCTCGCTGTTCGACTTTCGTATGCGTCACGTAGGATTTATCATTTTTGCAATCAAAATACAATGGCGGAGCTGCAATAAAGCGCAGAAGCCAATGTTCGGCTCTTTTTGAGAAAGTGCTCCGGAACAAACGAGCAAACACGATTCGGAGTAGTACGAACAGTATAATAAGGAATATTAGTACGAATATCAACACCTTTATCCTCAATAACACCGTAACAACGTTCGGTAGAAAACCAAACAGTGTCACCTATACGAAAACTACAAGCTTTATCAAAATTAGATTCTTGTAGTTCAGCAGCAATTAATTCTTCTTTGTTGTCCATAATTTAAAGATTTATATAATTAATAAAATGAATAGTATCAATACAAAAAAGCCCAATACTATTCTCACGAACAATATCGGGCGAAATTTAACCTTTAAACAAAAACTGTAATTTAAGGCAAGAAAATATTTACAAACACAAGTAATAATATCAATTCAAATTTAAACTCTAAGACAAGCAAGATGCTTGTTTCGGCTTTCATTTTAGCCATCATCAGTTAGAGAAGTTTTTAAAAACAGAGTACCAACTTCACAGTCACCTCTGTTAGGAACATTACTTAAATAACATGAGTTACAATTAGCACTAATTTCACAATCTGTACCAACTTTGGAATAAACTAAATTAGCAACAAATCCAAAACAAGTATTTATAGTTTTTTATTAGAACTATTTCTACGTCTTTTAAGTTCAGCTTCAATCTCATCATCAGTAAACTTATTAAATACGTTTTCCTTATTAGCATCTTTATGTTCAATAATAGATTTAAAAATACTATTAACAACATTTTGATGCTTAAGAGCATGATGAGCAATAATACTGAATACTTCTTTATATTTACGTTGAGTAACTGCATCAAGCTTATCCCAAACATTATCAACATGAATAGCTAAAGCCGCCCAATAATCAAAAGTATTATTGTTATTTTTAATGATAAGGCTTTTAATCTCATCAGCATTAAGAGACGTTAAATACTTAACTTTCTTAATATACATATCAGCATCACGAGTCAATACATAAGCAATCATATCATCAAAAGATAGTTTATTGCTCATATCACTAAAAAGCGTATTAATTAATTCTTCAATATTTTTCATAACAGTAGTAATATTATTTTAATCGTTAAAACCAAATTGATTATCTTTATCAAATTGAACTTCTTCTTCTGTATTACCATTATCAAATTCAGCATTATTATCTAAATCAGTATGAACTAATTCAGAATCCATAGTAATAGTAGAAGCATCAATTTTATCTTTAGGAGGAATATAAGTTATCATAAAGACCGTTTTAGTTCCCCCGTAAAGGAACAAGACTATCATCAAATTGGCAATGAAACATATTATGGACAAGACAATCTTATCCTCTACGGGGGGTCAGAAACAACTATAATATCTTATTTGGCAGAATCGTCTTTATCGGCAGAATCGGCAGCATTGTTAAGTCTGCTAACATCAATATCGTTATTATTACAAAAGTCATTGATATTTTCGGCAGAAACATTAGCAAAGTCGGTAAAAGCAGAAACAAGAGCTTTAATAAAAAACAATTCTGAATATCTATATTCAGTAGCAAGACCGTTTTCTTTAACTTGAAATTTAGTCCAAATAAAATTAACATAAGCCTTACTATCTTTCTTAAGAATACCAGCTTCTTTAAGATGACTGATAATATTAAGAGCAGTAAATCTACGAATACCAGCGTTAAACATAACAATGGCAATTACTTCAAGATTTGCTTTAGGAACACCAGGAATACTGGGAATAATTTCTTTCTTACTTGTGTTCTTAACAGCACCATCAGCAGTAGCAGTGGTAACATCGTTACCTTTCTTTAAATTAATCATAAAATTAAGAGTTTAAAAATTAGTAATAAAATTAAGAATATTATGTCTTGAATAAGACGTAGCGAATATAATAGTATTATCAATATCAGCAAGCATTATATATAAATAATTTATAAATAAAATAATCGAGATGATAATGATAATAATGATGAGGCTAAGGCAAATTGTATTTGTCAGTAGAATTAACATTAATGCAAGTAGAAGTAATATAAATTCTACTAATAATGCTGATTCAGACAAAATTAGTTTTTGATAAGATGATAATCTTCGTGATTAAAATCATGACAATAAACATTATCATTATAACAATGATTATGAAAACAATCATCTTAATAATATCGTTTAAGATAGTCTTGATATTCTTGATAATAAAGACGAAAATGGTTTTGCAAACGCTTTTGCTGATGATTTTGGTCAAACTGATACAGCTAATCTTACTAAGACTAATGAAAATGCTTTCGCTAAAGCTGTTCAAGACGAAAAAAGAAAAGATTGAATTGATAGTCTTAATAATAACAATAATGATAATTGTTAAGCTTGTCTTGATAAAACTTATAATGATGAGGCTAAAAATGATAATACTAAAGATTTAGCGAATCTTGCTGATGAAGTTTGACGTGATAATGGTCAATATAAAAGAAATGGCGAGAATGGAAATGATAAAAGAAATGATTTTGAAAAAGATGATAAGGCTGTTTATAGAAAAGGTTTTAATGATAAAGTGGAAAGAAATAAGACTAAAGATTTAGGAAGTAGATTTTTGTAAAATTGAAATAAGAATAGGCAAAATGATGGAAATAGGAATGTTGTAGGCGGTGAGACTCCTCTTCATTCTCATCCTCTTCGTCTTTCTAATCTTCTTGCTAAACATCATGCTGTTCTTCCTCCTCAACACTTCTCCTACTGATTATTTCGTTCATGTCTAATAGCAACGCCAGAGGGCTACTGAACCTTATTTTGATTAATAGCAGCAGCTCTATTAATTTCCTCTTTAGTTAATATATTATCATAAATATTATTCCTAAAATACTCATCAATATTATCAACAAAATCATCAAGTGTAGTATTTCTCAAATTTATCTTATTATATTTATTAACAGGAGCATATTTGCCATCATATAATTTATTATATGTTTCAATAAACTGATTAAAATCGCCAAAGAACATAGCATTATGATTAATAACATAAGTATTGTTATCAATATCAACAGAAGCAATAAGATTATATCTACGAAGACTAGCAATACTATCAGTATAAAAACGTAAACTCATTGGTATTTCTTTATTAACTTCATCATAACTAAGATGAACAATATTACTATTCCATTGAAGTTTACGAAGAATAATAAAAGCAATAGCTTTTTCTTTAGAATTACATTTAGTCATAATATGATGAAAAGGAAGAAGAACTTGAGCAAAATAACGATTACTTGCATTAGTTTTATATTCAATAATAGTATGACCGTTATCAGAATCATCTACAAGAAGTCTATCAACAGTTTTAGTTTTAATACTACAATCGAAAATAGTAGGATAAACATCTTCAGCAACTTTATCAGCAATAACAGCTTGTTCTTTAACAACATTATTAACAGCTTGTTTATAAACTTTAGTAGTCTTAATAGCTTTAGTTTTAAAATTTAATGTAGGCATAGAAACATGTTTTTAATGATTTTGGCACAAATATAGCAAAACTATGTAGATTCATAGCACTTTTGTTTGACAATCTGCATAGTTTGAAGTATAAGTGTCAAAAGTATGCAGATTTTCAAGCATAGTTTATTTTATAAGCATCAGTAAGTCAAAGAGTTAGAGTTTTGTCAGTAGATTCTTTTATAGATATATAATATTATATACTCCATGTCTGGCAAAAACATTACGAGCAACATTAGCAGCATCATTAAAATAAAAAGTCTTATCAGATTTATTATAATCAACTTCACGAAGAAGTCTTATCATACTGATTACAACCGTTTCCGAAGTATTTAACAGCTGATGGTTGAGCAATGCCACGCTGATTGCGTTCTTCGGCTCATCAATCAAGACAAGCACGAAGAACACGAATAAGCCAAATATATAAACAAATTGCACTAATTACAATACCCTCGCCAATAATACAGCAAAGAGGATTGTTTTGGTAGTTCAATAAAAAGAACATTATTCCTATCGCTATTGTACAACCAATTGCGAATGTAAGCACGATAATCAAAGATAAGATAAATATAAATTTCATAATTAATAAGATTATGAGGGCGAGTATTACGCTCGCCCTCGGTTAAACATTAAAATGGTACATCTTCCGCATTAAGATTTGCAGAAGCAAGCAAATTTTTGCGTTGCATTGCTGCTAACTTTTGCGCTCCGATTTGCTCCATGAGCATACGACGATTTTCTACTGCTGCGGCTCTATATTCCTCTAACAATAGTGCGTCTTTCGGTTCAAATACATTTACGACATGATACACGTATCTATCATAATCTTTCACATTATAATCGTGAGTATTACGGGTAAATGGATTTGTACCAACAACACCAGCAGCAACAAATTCACCAATAATTTCAATTTGCATACCACAGAAAAATCCCTCCGCCATTCCAACAGCCACAGCATTATCAACCATACCGACAAAACGACTATAAAAACTATGTCTACGCATGAGTTGGGAAAGTTGATAATAACTTACTTGAATAGCTTGAGTAATACCCATTTCGCGACCTCCATCGGCAGTTTTAACAGCAGCTTTAACGCCTTTGTCAATCAAAAGTGTAAACACATTGTACGGTTGACCTGTACTACCTTGACGTTCTTCAATAGTCAAACCTTGAATAGTAACAACCTGTACAAAATTGTTTGTATTAGTCTTTAACGCTTTAATAACAGCGTCACGACCTTGTACAGTAGAAGCGTTTGCAACTTCATTAACTACTTCATTTGTCTTTGTTTCTTTTGCAATCTTTGTTGCTTGTTCTTTTTTGTCCATAATTAGATAAATTTAGATTTGTTCCACTTGAAAAAACGCTAAACGAAGCGGGAACGTTAACACCGCTTGACGCAACATCACAATTTTCGAGAATGTCAAGATATTTAAATGCTGATGAACGAGAAGCACAGCTTAGGAAACATTTTCAAATTTTTGAAGATTGTTATCATGAATAATATAGTTTTGTAGAAAACATGACGGGGGTGTCAAGACGAGCAGCAGCACCGGGGGCATTTGCTACAATAGGTACGCCATCACAGTTTTACTTATATAATATACTACTAATCTTTCTTACTTAAACCGCGAAATAAAATCTTATTAAAATTATTATTAAAATTATTATTAATATATTTAGTTTTAGCATTATTTTCATCAGCATAGTTTTATTTATATATTTTATAATACATATTTTTTCTCTTATCATCATAAATCTTATTATTTTTATTGTCATCAAATCTATTATTAAAATCATTTTTACCACATTAAGTTTTAGCATTAAACACGTCTATAACTTTTTCTCATACTATATACTATCGTACATTTCCGTTCAAATCATCATTAAAACCATGATTCTAATTATGAAATAAAATCTTATCATTTTTGTTATTAAAATTATTTTAATCGTAATGTTTATTATCATTATTTTCATTTGTGATAAAACAAAGAAAGCGACCTCATCGAGACCGGTATTATAATCATGTTGAAAATCAGTTTTTATTATTGTAATAATAGTCTCATCATAATCGTCAAGATAAACATTAGCAAGAGAATCAGTATAATCAAGAAGAAAATCTCCAGCAGGAACAGTATTATGAGCATCGAAATAAAGAAGAGTAAGAGCAGCAATATAACATAATCTATCAAGAGAATAGTATAGTATAATATAGTATTATATTATATAATATATTATATATAATATTATATTTATATATTATATATAATATTATATTTATATATTAATTATATTATTATATTTATTATACTACATTTGCCATACGTAACTAATTTTATTAAGACTATGAATAAAGATTTTACTAACGATTATTCTCGTATTCTTCTTGCCGATATTATTGGCAGAACTACTGTTATTTTTCCTATTGATTCTGTTAAATCTACTGCTATTAAAGAACGTGTTTCTCATAATAACGGTATTGTTTATAAAGATTGGTCTCCTTATCTTTATAGTAGAAGTTGTGATGTTTATGATAATAGATGTCTTTATATAAACAATAGACTTGTTTATTATATTACTCATAATACTAAATCTTTATATAATCATATTATTCATTATATTGTTCATAATATTAAATATAATTCTAATGTGATAGTTATTGATATTAAAAGAATACTTGATTATTATACTAAAAATAAAAAGGATGATATTAATAATAATTTTGTAGATGAACATATTACTATTGAACTTATTAATGAAATAGAATTTAATAATGATTTTAATGCTTGCATTCAAGATTTAATAAACGACCGTATTATTACTAAAACTATTTATAAAAATGTTTATACTGTAAACACGAATTATATTTTTAAAGGTAATAGAAATGAATTTAACAATATAATTCAACAATATTATCTTAAGCATTTCAGTAAAGATAAATATTTTATTATTGCTGATAAATATAATAGAAGTTTACGATATAAATTATACAATAACGTTCTTGTTAATGACAATATTATTAATCATGCAATAAGAAAATATTATGAATCTATTAATGTTATAAAAGTAAATGCAGTAGATACAGACAATTCTTCCGTTTCTCTTGATAACCCTCCCCGTAGAGGAACTACACAGATTTAGTCTTGCTATTTCTGTTGCTCTTTATAATACTACTGCTGCAAATAATATAGCTGATGTTATCGCTCTGCCAAAACTGATTCTATTATTGCTGCTAATGCTGGCAGAGAAAGTCAGCACTTGTTCAATCCTCTACGGGGGGTCGGCAATAAGCTGATACATCTAAGATTGCTAAATCTGCTCGATTTGCTGATTTTACTGATGCTACTAATCTTGCTGATGCAGAAATTCTTCTTTTCCGATATTCGGCTGTATTTTGCTGCTTTCGATAAACGCTCGTTGAATACCTCTCTCGCTTTCAGGCGTTCGCTGTACGCCATTTTCTTTATCGAATTGATAGTTTGTATTATTTTGAATCAAAGTTGCTGTATCAGCTTTAAAAGTAGATTAAAACTAATTGTTAAAATATGTTTAATAAATATGGTCGTATTGCTGATTATGTTTATACTTGCAGAAACAAAAATGATATGAATAGTATAACTGATAAAATTAGAGCTTATAAACGAGATGATTATAAGACTGAATTTAAGTCTGGTTCTCGTAAAGACAAAAAGCCTATTAATCGTAAAAGTAAAATGAAATTAGGCGGTGCTGGAATTGATTGTTTAACTAAATAATAGTAATCATGTTAATACTTAACAGCAAATTAAAAACTTATTCTGTAAAACTTCCTACTGATATTAGTGAAGTTGATAATGATTATTTTGATAATCTTTTAAAAGATATTAAACTTGCTCCTAATTATTCTATTGTTGCTATTTGTTATGTTGATAGATTGTTTAGTGTTGTTTCTGATTTTAAAAATAATGCTGGTTCTAAACAAGCTAATGTTATTCCTCTTATTGCTAAATTAAACGATACAGAAAACAATCTTTCTTTTAAACAAGGAGATGTTGTTATTTGTAATCCTACTGAACTTGAAATGGGAACTCATTTATCTTTGAAACAAAATGCTATTGGTTTAGCTAATGTTGCAAATTATGTTATTCAAGATAAAGAACTTTATAATGATGTTATTAGTGGTAGATTTTTTAATGATGGCAAATCTTTAGGTGCTGCTGAAGCTAAAACTACTGCTCCTGATGTTATATTTGTAGAGTTTAAGATTGTTCCTAATTGTGCTATTAAAGGTTCTTATTCTCCTAAAGAGAATATTTATTGTACTATGAAAGAATATCATAAAAGTGATTTGAATTAATAATATCTTTTTGCAATTACATAAGTCCGTTATACCGCTGATAGTGTTCATCGTAATTCTATTAGCGGTATTTTTGTTTTTGTTTAAAATATAACAAATGGATTCAAAAGAAGAAAAATTAGATAACGTTCTTAAAGGTATTGATTTTGGTGCTGATTATGTTTTAGTTTATAAGGATTTGGATAATGTTCTTGATGATATTGATTTTGCTAATGATACTGAAAGACTATTAACTCAATCAATAATTCGTAGTCTCGAAGAAGAAGCAAGCAAACAATTTGTTAAAGAACTTGCTGTTGATATTCCTTATATTGGAACTGCACAAAGAAATCTTCTTCGTAAGAAAGTTGTTGAAAGCTATCAAGAACTTAAAGAAGCTCGTAATACTCTTCCTATTGAAGAATATAAGAAGTTTAGAGACGAACTTATTATTCAGAAGAAAGCCGAAGTTAATGCTATTGAAGTTGAACGTCGTCTAAAGAAAGCTGATAGAAATCGCAATTATAAACTTTGGGTCGAGCTTTCTCGTAAGTATGGAATTGCTTATGCTAATTGTTATTTGCAATTTCATAAACAACTTAAAGTTGTTGAGTTTGACGAAGAACTTAATAATGCTTATATAGATGCGTGGTCGTAGAATTGATAGTCTTTTGACTATAAATAAAACTGGGATGCCGGAAGCTCCTAATCTTACTCAATTACTTGATAAAGATGTTAAGCTTCTTTATCTTCGCGATAAAAGTAAGAATAAGGAAATGTATATTAAAGAAGTTGGAGTTATATATTATTTAGGTGACCCTAAAGGTCCTTGTCTTAGTGCTGGTCTTAGCCGTAGTGAAGCTCTTCAAAAAGCACGTGAAAATTTTGATTTACCTACTACTTATACTCCCGATTTACTTGTTGAGAAATTAATTAAACGTTATCACGATAATCAAACTGGTATTGCTGGTCAAGCTGTTGAAGCTCTTCAAAAAGCTATTCATAATATTACTATTTCTACTAATATTATTAATGAGCAATTAAATGATAAACTTCAATCTGGTTTATCTGCCGAAGATGCTGGAGTTTTTATTGATTATATGGATAAGATTAATAAACGTATTACTGATTTACCTGCTCTTATTGCTTCTTTAAAAAAGGCAGAAGAAGAAGCTGCTTATGAAGAAGAAACTCGAACTGCTCGTGGTGGTATGAAAGTTACAAGTAGTATGATTGAAGAAGATTTTTAAAATTATATTATGAATATAGAAAATAAATATAGTCAAGTTCGTCTTATATTTGAAGAAGCTGCTCATAAATATCATGATACTCTTGGTAACGAATATGTTTCTACTACTACTCTTTTACACGAGTTAGCTCCTAAATTTGATAAGAAATATTGGTTACATAAGAAAGCTGTTCAACTTGGTATTACTGAAAAAGAATTAGAAGAACAATGGAATACTATTACTAAAGAAGCTTGCGAACGTGGTACTAATGTTCATAAAGGTCTTGAAGATGGTATTAAAGGCAGTAGTAAATTTAAGCAAGCTATTCAATATCTTAATACTGATGAAGATGGCGGCGAAATGATTACTGTTGCTGATTTGAATACAATTAATGCTAATTATAAACTTCTTGATATTAAACAATTCAAAGAAGCTACTGATAATAAATACGATAATCTATATGAAGTTTTTGAAAAATATACTAATCACGGTTATAAGATTTATGCGGAAATTGGAATGTTCTTAATAGATTATCTTATTAGTGGAACTATTGATGTTCTTCTTGTTAATGAGTGGGAGAATAAGGCTGTTATTGGTGATTGGAAGACAAATCGCTCTGGACTTCGTTTCACTGCTGGTTATTATCGTAAAGATAAGAAACAACATCCTGCTCAACTTACAAGCGATTGGGTTGAAAAGAAAGAATTTCTTCTTCCTCCTGTTCAACATCTTCCTCATTGTAATGGAAGTATTTATAATCTTCAACTTTCTATGTATGGTAAAGCTGTTAATTTAATTACTGGTCTTGCTATTAAAGGTTGTTGGCTTGCTTATATTGATTGTGATTTTGAACTTAATGAATATGGTATGCCGAAACGTTTTGAAGACGGTCTTTATCATATTAAAGAAAATCCGATTGAAAAGATTACTTTTTATAATCTTCCTTATAGAGAACAAGAAATAGATGCTATTCTTGCTGATAGAAAATTAAAACTTAAAGCTCAAGATGTTAAACGTAATTTTACTTTAGGATTATGAAAAATATACTTAGTGGATTTGCAGCAGGTATTTTTATTGGACTTATTAGTTTTGTTATTATTTATGCTTCTACTAATGAAGTTGAAGCTGAACGTATTTATATCCCTTACGGGGGGTCGGATACTACTTGTGTTTCTGAATTGGCTGCTACAAAAGAATTACTTCTTCGTACACAAGATAGTCTAAATTCTTATAAAGCTGATACTACTATAAACGCTGAATTATTTGTTGCCAAATATAAACTTGAACGCATTAGATATTATAACAATATTGCTGCTAAAGGCAATAATATTAAATATCTTAGAGGTTGGATTAATCGTGTTCTTAATGATTAAAATACTATGATTGAATTACGTAATAATGGACATATAAGAGTAGTTGTAGAAGAGTATATTGATTATCTTGAAGATGGCAATTATCATTATAAAGTTGTTAGACTTCAAGTTCGTGCTTCTTTTCTCGGTTTTAAATATTGGACTAATATTTATACTTACTCTACTGATGATTTAAGTGATGATTATCTTGAACGTGAAGTTATAGATATTTATAATAAGATTGTTTATCCTAATAAATACTTTGTGACAAATGCCGACAATACTTAATGTTCCTGCTGTTAGAGTGGCAAAGATAAGTATCTATGACGAAAACGATAAAGTTGTTTATAAAAGTGTTTATGAAGCTGCTGTTGTTAATAATATAAAGAAACAAGCTATTAGTCGTTGTTGCAAGAATAATGCTAAAGCTGGCAAACTTCGTTATAGATTACAAGATTATTATTTTGTTTATGTCGATAAATAATTATATATTATGGCTGATTTTCGTTTAGCTTATAAAAAGATTGAAGTTGCTGAGGGCGGTTATGTTAATGACCCCGACGATAAAGGTGGTGAAACTTATAAAGGTATTTCTCGTAAAGCTAATCCTGATTGGAATGGTTGGATAAGTATTGACCAAATTAAAAAAGTTCATCCTACTACATTTAAAAATATTCTTAAAAGAACTCCTGAATTAGAAAAGAAAGTTCAAGACTTATATAAAGATAAATATTGGGATTGTTTTGAACTTGATGATATTCCTAATCAATTAGTTGCTGAACAAATATTTGATACTGCTGTTAATTGCGGACAAGTTGCTGCTATTAAGTTTATTCAAAGAGTTCTTGATTTAAGAGAGACTGGAGTTTGGTCTTTAGATTTGCTTTATAAACTTGTTGCAATTAAAAATTAATTAAAATAACAGAATCATGAAGAAGTTACTAATAGTCGTATTAATTATAGCGTTAATTAATTTATTTATAACAATAATAATTTTAAATAAGTCGGAGTATAGAAGAAATACGAATCTAACAAATGTGTTCCCCGATACAACTGTTACTAACATTCGGATTGATTCTGTTACTTATGATATAAAACGAATTGATAGTACAATTATTAAGTATAATGAATATGAAAAAGACATCGAAAATAAAGTTCTTAGTCTTGACGATAGTGCTACTGTTATCTTGTTCTATGAACTTATTCGCAGTTCCTCTACGTGGGGTCGGAGATAGTATTAAAATTGCTATTGATGATTTAAGAACGGCTAATGTTCTTATTGCTAAATCTTATACTAAAGATACAATTATTCAACTTAAAGATAGTCTTATTGAAAAACAGAATATAAAAATTAATTATTTAAATAATAGTTATGAAGAAATGACGCGTTATGCTTCTGCTTCTGAACTTGCAAGAAACAGATTAGAAGATAATCTTAATAAGTCTAAGAAAAAGACTAAGATTATTACTGGTGTAGCTGGTGCTTTTGCATCGGCTTTTCTTGTATTATTACTTGTCAAATGAAATAGTAGTTATGGAAGAAAGGTATCCTTTTGCCGAATTTCTTATTGAAGATAAAACTCGTTATCCTCTTGCTTCTGAAAAGGGATATTATGACCCTTATAATCATTTTAGAATTGGTGATAGTGGCGGCTTTATAATGAACATTCGTCCTGGTAAATTTATTAATACTTATTTATTTACTGAGATGGCTGATTATTTTGAAGCTAATGATAATAAATATACTAATTTTAAAGAAGATAGTTTGCCTTATCGTCAACTTCGTAAGCGTGAAGCTATGCGTAGACGAGATGGCTATTCTGCTCCTTGTTGGCAAAATCCTGATGGTAGTATTGAGAATGTTCATATTAGCGGAGACTATTATAATTTTCTTAATTATACTCGAATGGAACGTACTGATGACGATAGCGTTAAAAGTACAGGAATTGGTTCTACTGGTGAAAAAGTTTTTGCTTTTCCTAAATTTATTGATGCTCAATATTGGACGCATAATATTTATGAATTTGCTAAGAATAACGGTTTCCATTTGATTATTGTTAAAACTCGTCGTGGTGGTTTTTCTTATATGAATGCTGCTCGTGCTGCTAATGCTGTGAATTTACGAAAACATAAAGTTTTTATCAATGTTGCTGCTGATAATAAATACTTGACTAAGAAAGGTGGTCTTACTGATTTTGCAGTTAATACTCTTCGATTCTATGAAGAAAAGACTATGTTTAAGCGTGGTATTTATAGTAGTAATGTTGAAGACTTTCGTCTTGGATTTCGTCTTCCTAATGGAGTTGAATCTGAAGATAGTTGGCAAAGTTCTTTAATATCTGTATCAGCTAATAACAATCCAGACTGTGCTATTGGTAAAGATGCTATTGGTGTTAATGTAGAAGAGCTTTCTACAATGCAGAATTTTAACGAGTTTATGACTGTAACTGAACCTGCTATGACAGTCGGTGATATTACTACCGGTATGCTTGTTGCTTGGGGAACTGCTACTGCTACTAATATGCAAGTCTTTGAAGAAAACTTTTATGCTCCAGGTGAATTTAATTTTATGCCATTTGAAAACGTTTGGGATAAAGATGCTCGTAATGAAATTTGTGGTTTCTTTAAATCTTATGCTTGGGGACTTGAGGGTTCTATTGACGGAGTTAAAGCTATTGACGAATACGGAAATAGTAATATAGATTTAGGTATTAAAATTGCTATGCGTTCTCGTGAAGCAATGAAACAAAAAACTAAAACTTTTGCTAAGTTTATCAATTATTGCGGTCAACGTGCTTTGTTTCCTGCTGAAAGTTTTAGTAGTGCTACTGAAAATATTTTCGTTAGTGAAGCGTTTATCGCTTATGAAAATAAACTTCGTGTTGATAGCGACTATCATTTTTATGTTGATGGGATGCTTTTTAAAGAAAGCAATACTGTTGTATTTAAATCTAACAAACGTATTAAGCAAGAGAATCCTAACGCTAAAGTTTATGATTGGATACAAGGAGTTCCTCGTAAAGGCAACGAACAACCTGATGGTTGTGTTCGTATTTGGTATCATCCTCAATACGATATTCGTTATGAAAATGATAGAGAAATAAAAGAAATTCCTGAGGGAACTTATTGCGCTACTTATGACCCTGTTGGTATAGATAAAGAAAAGAAAGAAATTACTAATAGACATTCTCATAATAGTATTCATGTTTGGGAAATGCCTTCTGCTCGTAACGGATATAAGTTTAAATGCTGTGCTGCTTATTATGGTCGTAAAGATAAACTTGAAGAAGTTGATTTAATATTTCTTTATCTTTGTATTTATTATAATTGTATTGGAACTGGTATAGTCGAAGTCAATCGTGGCGAAACTGTTTCTAATTTTACTAAATGGAAAGCTCTTCGCTATCTTGCTCATGAACCTTTATTTGTTTGGGATACGACTATTAAAGGTAAAGTTAGTTCTACTTATGGATATGTTATTACTGATGGTGTTAAGAAACTTAATGCTCTTCGTTTGCTAAAAGAATTTCTTTATACAGTTATTGGTAAAGACGAACAAGGTAATGATGTTTATAACTTTCATAGAATATTAGATTATCAATCTATTCTTGAACTTAAGAAATGGAATGACGAGGGTAACTTTGACCGTGTTTCTGAAATGCTTCTTCTTGGTATTTATTGTAAGTCTCTTGACATTAAAGGTAAGCTTGAACTTAGCAAAAGACAAAAATTAGAAGAAAGTAGTAGTGCTGCTAATAACTTTTTCAAACGTAAATGGTATTAATAATATGACTGGAGAACAATCATTAAGTACATATCTTTTTATATTTGGTAGTATAGTTTTTATATTTGAACTTCTTGACAATAAAGAATATATTTATAATATGATTATTTATAACGATAATAACTAACAATATGTATTTTCCTACTGATTTAAATTTTCCTAAGCAAAGAGTTAGTGCTGCGGAAAGAAACAAGCCGGAGTTTTATGCCAATAGTTGTGATTGGCTTATTGGTCAAGCATTAAGTATTGCCCAAACTGATGATATTGAAAAGAAATATCATTTTCTAAAAGGTAATATTGATGCTGAATATTATAAGAAGATTCTAAATCCTTATAATGCTACAAATAAAGACTATCAACGATTTCCTGCTACTATGCGTAACTACGATATGGTTGGCGGTGTTATTCGTAGATATGTTGGCGAATATATTCAGAATCCTCATGATTTTATTGTAGGTGCTAATAATCCAGAAGTAGTTCTTGCTCGTGATGCTAAACTTCGTCAAGAACTTATGACTATTGTTCAACAAAAAATTGCTGAAAGAATTAAACAAAATTATGAACAATTTGTTCAACAAGGTGGACAACCTGAACAATTTAATCCTCAAGATAATTTTGATGTCGAAGCTTTTATAAAAGAATTTAATGAAAATTATATTGATGATATAACTGCACAAGGTCAAGATATTCTTAATGTTATAGATGATTTGACTGATTCTGCCGCTTTATACGCTCGTGCTTATTTTGAATGGGTTGCTTTTGGTCGTGTATTTACTTATACAGAAATTCAAGGTAATAAAATAGTTAAACGAGTAGTTTCTAATCGTGACGCTTTTCCTATTCCTAATGATAATATTCTTGTTGAAGATTTCGATGCTTTTTGTGAAAGACGAATGATGACTTTTCAGCAGATAATGGATGAGTATTATGATATTCTCGACGATAAAGGTAAGGAATTTCTCGACACTTACTATATTAGCGGCAAAATGACAAGTCAAGATGATAGAGGATTGTTGCAATGGGAAAGCTTCAAGAAGTCGTATCCCGATATGTGTAATAAATTCACTGCTAATGAACGAGAGTTTTTTGAACATCAACCGATAATGGCTCGTGAATATAATAATAATCTTATTGAAGTTTGGCATGTTGTTTGGCGTGGAGAAGTTAAGAAAGGTATTCTTACTTATCAACAAAATGGTATTATTGGAGAAACTATTGTAGACGAAGATTATGTTCTTAATCCCGATAATGGCGATATTGATATTGAATGGGTTTGGGAATCACAAGTTTTTGAATGCGATAGAATAGGTGGAAGAAATAATGCTATCTATCCTTATAAGTGTAGACCTATTGCTTATAATAGAAATGGTAAACTTCCTTATAATGGTTTGATAGAATTAATGCCTGGTCTTGGTCGTTTTAGTATTATTGATTTAATAATGCCTTATCAAATCTTTGGTAATATAATTGCTTATCATAGAGAAATGGCTCTTGCTAAGAACAAACTTAATGTTCTTTTGATTGCTAAATCTCTTTTAGGTAGTGTTCCCGAAGAAACTATTTATAGAATGGCTGCCGATGGTGTTCTTTATATAGATGATGAAGATGACCAGGGTATGCTAAGAGCGCAACAAGTTCGTATGCTTAATAGTGATACTTCTGCTTATATTGCTCAACTTACAGAACTTATTGAGGCTAATGAACAGGCTGCCAATCTTAAAGTCGATATGACTCCTCAACGTTATGGCGAAATTGCCAATAGTGCAGGTAAAGGAGTTACCGAACAAGCTATTATTCGCGGTTCTATGGGAAGCGTTATAGTTGAGTTTATGTTTGATTATATGCGAGAACATGATTATGCTCGTGATATGGATTATTCTAAACTTGCTTGGATTGACGGTTTAAGAACTTCTTATAAGACTAAGAATGACACTTCTATAAAATATTTCAGCCTTGATGTTGATAAACATATTTATGCCGATTATGTTATTAAAGCTAAACTTTCTGCAAAAGAACGTGATAAACTTAATCAGTATAAACAATTTGCTTTTAGTGCTGCACAGAATGGAGATGCTGGAATGGCTGCTGTTGCAATCGAGGGTGATAATACTGCTGAAATAAAAAAAGGTATTCTTAAATTTCAAGAGATTAATCGCCAACATGAGGAACGTATGAAACAACTTGATGCTCAAAATGATCAAATGCTTCAACAATACGAACTTGATAAGATTGCTGCGGAGGGTCAACAAGATAGAGAAACACTTGCTCTTGAAAAATACCTTGACGGGCAAATTGAAGAAATGAAAGCTGTTCTATCCTCTACGGGGGGTCTCAATAATGGAACAATTAATACTGCTGCTGTTGATGCTGCTAAGACTGCGATTGAAAGAGAAAAGATAGCTGTTGAAAGAGAAAAAGTTGGTGCTCAAATTCAAGCTAATAATCAGAAATTTGCTTCTGATATTTATAAGGCTGATATGAGTTATAAAGTTGCTAAGCAAAATAAAAATAAATTCGATAAAAAATAAACTTGTATTATAAATACTTGTATTTGTGCTTTGTAAATGGATTTAGCCGTTACCGCTCGTGAGAGTAGTAGCGGCTTTTTTATTGCTGCTATTATTCGTGATTATGATTTATGGTATTTGTAAATATATTTTACTATTCGGCTTATTTTAAGGTTCTGTGCAAGACGTTGATACACCCCGTAGAGGATTAATCAATTCGTCATAAATCGTTCAAATTTCGTCAAGTCTGTAAGCGACAAGGGCATTTGCTGATGTCGACAAGGCAGTAGAAATAAGCAAACGAAATCGAGTAAGTAGTTGTGATGCTCGACATAATGCTGTTAGTGCTTATACATTTGTCTTGAAATAACAAAGTAATAATAACCATATAAAACTATTAAAATTATGCCTACATTAGATTTTGGTTTTAATGCTAATCCTACTGATAGTGGGACTGAACCTATTACAGATTTAGATACTGGCGTTACTGGTACTGTTGGTTCTGATGGAAATATTATTCCTCCTATTGATGAGCCGAATAATGGCGGTCAAGACAACAACGGTAAGACCGATGGTGATGGTAAAAAAGATGATGTTAATAATCCTGTTACTAATGCAGATGATAAAGGTGGTAACGATGACGGAAATAAAGGTGATGATAATGATTTAGCTGTTGAACCTGGTTCTGTTGTTACTATCGGAGAAGATACTTATACTGTTGACGCTGAGGGAAATCTTGTTGATAAAAACAACAAAATTTTCAAAGAAGCTAAAGATGTTAAAGACTTTCTTAAACAGTTTGAAGTTGACGATGCTGATAATACAGAAAATGTAATTGATGTTGCTAAGATTATCGAGAAAGTTGGTTTTGAAGTTACCGACGAAAATGATAAACCTATTACTTTTGAAAATACTCCCGATGGAGTTGCTTCATATATTAATGAAGTTCTTGATGCTAAACGTACCGAATATGCTCAAGCTGGTGTTCAGCAACTTATTGATAAGTTTCCTATTGTAAGTGATTTCCTTAATTATTATGTTGCTAACGGAAATAGTTATGAGGGATTCGGTCAAGTTCGAGATAGAAGTACAATTACTATTGACGAAAATAATACTGCACAACAAGAAGCGATAGTTCGCGAAGCCTTTAAAGAAAGTGGCAAGGTCGGAAGCATTGATGATTATATTTCTTTCCTTAAGAGTACTAATCGTCTTTTAGATGCTGCTAAACAAGACCTTGCTACTCTTCAAGAAAACGATAAGAGAGTTAAAGTTGAACAAGCCGAAGCTGCTCAACGTAAGATTGAAGAAGATAAAAAAGCTGAAATTGCTTATTGGGGTAAAGTTAAATCTGCTATTGATAAGAAAGAGATTGCTGGTTATAAAATTCCTGAAACTATTCTTATTAATAAAAACGGTAAACAAAGTGCTGCAACCGCTGATGATTTCTTTAATTATCTATATCAAGTAGATGATAAAGGATATAGCCGTTATGAAAGAGAATTAATGGAAACTCCGGAAGAAGAACAACTTCAAAATGATTTGCTTCGTGCTTATCTTAAATTTACTGGCGGAAATTATAGTAATCTTGTAGACCTTGCGATTGCATCTGAAAAGACTAAGACGCTTCGTCTTAAAGCTGCTGAACAAAGACGTAAAAGTTCTATTAAAATTACTAAACCTGCCGCAAACAAGAAAATTGGCGATAATATTGCTGATGTTCTTGGTTATGTATAACTTAATTAAAACTGTTGATTATGTACACAATGCGAGTTTTGTCAACGGGTCGTTATGATGATAGAGGTTACTCTAACGAAGAAAGTATTGCTAATCTTCAACTCACTAAGCCTGTTGAAATTAATGCGTTTCTGACTTACAACTATGGTATGGATGACGACCGTTTTCCTCTTACCTTTATGACTGAGGGTCAAGGTAGCCGCGGTGTTAAGTCTGTTAAAACTGTTCAGTGGACTTGGAAGACTATGGGTCGTATGAAGTTTACTGATTATGTAACTTATTTTAATGATGCTAATACTAAGCCTGGTCTTGGTGGTGCAGAATTTGAAGTTCATTTTGCTACTCATTGGTTTATCGAACAATATGGTTTGATTTGTCCGGATGGTACTCTGCTTCGTATTCAGAAAGATTTAGGCGAAAGTGTTTACGGTTATGCTTATTTGCTTGCTCCTGTTAACGCTTCTCCTACTGCTTTCGTTGACCCGAAGAACTTTGCTAAAGGAACTTATTTGAGCATGTCTGCTCCTACTGTTTCTGAATCTTATTCTAAGGGTAATAGAAGTAATACTATGGGACCTGGTTCTATGACTTCTCAACTTGAGTTTTTCCGTTATAGTAAAGAGGTTGCCGGTAATATTTCTAATGTTGTTACTGAATATGAATTTCAGCAAGGTAATGGTGGTGGTACTACTCGTCTTTGGATTTCAGAAGAAATGCGCCAGTTCAACTTGACGATGCGCGTAATGAACGAAGAACGTCTGTGGTTGTCTACTTATAATAGACTTCCCGATGGTACTATTCGTTTGAAAGATAGAGATAATGGTAAACCAATTCCTCGTACTGCCGGTATGTTGGAAATTTGCCGTGAAAGTAACTACGATACTTACGGTGAATATCTTACTCTCAACAAACTTGAAAGAACTGTTGGTGATGTTTTGAATAAAGATACTGATGATGGTACAATGAATATTGTGCTTATGGGAGGTAAAGGATTTATTCAAGACTTCCAATATGCTATCGAGAATGATGCTATGAGTAAAGGTTTCATTACTCCTCTTGGCGAAAAGAAAATTATGGATAATGGTAGCGGTCTTGCTTATGGTAAGTATTTCAATAAATATACTACTGTTGACGGACATACTATTACTGTTAAACATTGCTCATTCTTCGATAAAGGTACTATTGCCGAAGCTGCAAAACAGAATGGACAAATTCATCCTCGTAGCGGTTTGCCTATTACTTCTCATCAAGCTTGCTTTATTGACTTCTCTTCTTATAAAGGCGAAAATAACGTTCGTATTGTTCGTCAAGAGGGACAAGAATATATTGCTAAGGTTATTGAGGGCATGACACCGATACCTAAAGAATGGGGTGTTTCTACTACCAATCGTGCTTCTACCGAAATTGATATGTCTCGTTATGAGATTAAGGGAAGTATGGGTCTGCAAGTAAACAACACTACGAAGATGTTCTTGCTGAAATGCGTATTGTAATAACTAATTAAATTAAAAAGATTATGCCTACTATTGGAACTGCTGCTGCTGAAAATAAAGAACAGGAAATTAATAAACCTGCCGCTGCTGTTGAAACAGCTAATAACCAAAATGGAGAAACTACTCAAACTCTTAGAGAAAAAAGAGATGAAGATTTAAACGAACCTTATTTTGAAGATAGATATATCGTTATTGCTTTGGTTTCTTCTTTCTCTCTTTATCGTAAAGCTAACGATAAATCTCTTGAAGAACGGAATGAATTTATTGGTAGTTCTGTTCGTAGTTCAAGAACTCTTGCTTCTAATAAAGGTGAAGTTGAAGCTTATTTTCCTAATTTGATTGGTGTTTCTCCTACTAACGAAAACTTCGTTAGACGCGTTAAGGAATATCTTAATAACATTCAGGTAAAAGTTGATAAACTTGGTAAGAGACTTAATATTAGTTTCCATTATTATCATGTTAAAGACTATTACAGATTTAAAAATGCAGAAGAAGCTATTGATGCTGAATTTGCTGCCGTAAATCGTGGCGATAGTACTGCTCTTGACAAAGCAATCGAAAATCGAATTATTAAACTTAATGCTCTTGAATCAGAAAAATACAGATACGGTTATCCCGATAATGTAGCTGATTATCTTCTTTATCGTCATTGTTTGTTATATAGTGATGTTGCTAAAGATACTGCAATCATTAATAATAAACCTAATATTAGATTCTATTTTAGAGACGAACAGAAAGAGAAAGAACTTGAAGCTAAGAAACGTCTTGAAGTTAATAATGCTAAACGTAACTTCGTTAATATTACAGCTAACGATAAACTGTTTGACGATGTTTATGCTGCGTATTGTATATTTACTAATAGACCGCTTATTCCTTCTCTTGCAGAAGATAGAGTTCTTAAGGAAAATAATCTTGATTACTTTGCAAGTCAAGAACCTGCTCGCTTTAACAAAATGTGTACGGATAGAGATATAAGTCTTAAAGCTATGATTGAAAAACTTATAGCTTATGGCATTCTTATTCGCCATCCTCATTCACAAAATATTGTTAGTGGTGCAGGTGATTTTATTGGTGCTAATATGAAAGAGGCTCTTGCTTGGTTTAAAAATCCTGATAATAGCGATATGCGTACAGCTTACGAAAACCAATTAAAACTTGCTTAAAGTTATGGATATAGTACAGATGCACATCACGTTCAGAGAGCTGGCTCAAAGAATGGGTTTGCAGACTGCTCGTGCTATTTATAATGAAGACATTGATATATGTCTTAATCATGCTATCATGGCTAAAACTCGTAGTATTATTTCGCAAAATGCTCAAACTGCTAATGATTATATAATCAAAGCAAATGCTGATATTAGTCAACTTAATGCTCTGCGAAATCTTACTACGAAAGGTGAAATATCTGGTTCATCCCTTACGGGGGGTGGAACTGATATTGACCCATATACGGCTGATGTTACTAATGCTAATGTTATGCTTTATACTCATTTTGCTGTTAGCTATGATGACAAAACTCTTGACGATTGTCGTATAATTGAAGCTGAATATCTTCAAAGAACTCTTCGAGATTATTGCAATCGTGCTACGAAACGTTATCCTATATGCGTTTCTATTGTAAAAGATGGCAAACATTCTATCGAAATTTATAACGGTAATAGTAATAGTAAACCTACAAAGGTTGTTTATAATTATATTAAGCTTCCTGCTGTTGTTAAATATGATGAGCAAGTAATAGAAAATAGAGTTAATTGCGATTTGCCTGATTATTTACACATGGAAATAGTTGAACTTGCTATTGCTTATTTTAGAGATAGTTTTGCTATGCCTAACGAACCAAAAATAAATTAATAAAATTATAAAGCTATGAGAACTTTTCTTTTAGGTTCTAAGTCAGATTTAGGTGATGACCTTACAGCTCTTACTGTTGGTCAATTAGCTTTTTCCGCTTTAGTTAATGGTCAACATACTGTTGATTCTGATGGTACTAAAATTAAGGATAAAGGCTATATCTTTCTTGGAAAAGAAGATGCTAAAGGCGGCGATGTAATTGTTCCTATTTATAAGAACAATTTTAGTTTTACCAAAATGGTATATCAAGCTGCCGGTGCTTATACAGGTGATTTTACAATTCCTGCTCCTACTGTTGGTGATGACTTGACTGTTGTAGTAGTTAAGAAAGGTGTTCAGTTTAATGAACGTAATAAGTGGACTGCTACTATGCGCGTTAAAGATGGTCAAGATGCTTCTGCTTGTGCTAAAGAATTAGCTGAACAACTTAATAATAATCCTGCTTCCGGTGTTAAAGCTGTTGCCGAAGCTGCTAAGATTACTATTACTGCTGTAAATAAAGGAGAAGATTATAAGATTGCTCTTGGCGATGATTTGTTTGGTGTAGCAGTTACAGAAACTCCTGCTGTTACTCCACTTGCAGATGCCAACTATATTAAAGATTTGGCTATGAAAGCTGCCGCCGATGCTGGTATTGAATATACTTATCAAGACCCTGCGAATCTTATTTATCCTGGTTATCCACTTAATCCTCTTGCACAGCCTGATAGTGTTGATGCAGGTTATACCGTATTTACGCTTAAATTTGCTGAGCCACGGGAAATGAAAACTGTTGACCAAAGTATTAATCAGATTGTTCAAATCGCTCTGCCTACGGGTGCTACCGCAATTGCTAAAATTGAAACTATACTTAAAGCTATTGCCAGTGTAGCTTAATTGAGTTAATAAACATATCTGTATAATATGGAGAGCCACTATTACTGTATTAGATTACGGTGATAGTGGCTTTCGTCCTTTTGGCTGTAATGGAAGAATTTAAAGTTTTTAATAGTGTAATTGAAAATACTGTTCGTAATACTTCTTATATTACTGTAATTATTTCGAGCGTAGTATTTATTAGTTATACTGTTATTATAAAGTTGATAGACTATTTCAGACATAAAGATGATAAAAAATCTCTTGTCGAAATGGGTCTTGCTGTTAAAGAGGTTAGCAATAATGTTGCAAAACTAAATGCTATTCTTGATAATCTTTTTCAAGATATTACTAAAAAGAATTTAGAAAAAGGTAAAATTATTATTGAACTTGCATTTTTTAATTTTCAATATAAAATTGTTAATCTTTGTCGTAATATTATTATCAATAACAATATTGATATTAATAAAGAATTTATTATAGCAAATATAACTAAGACTGTTAATACAGAATTTTATCGTGCTTATCATACTCTTTCATTATACGAAGTTGGTAATACTCCTCTTAGTGAGTTTCTTAAAGATAGTTGGAAAGACGATTGTATTAAAGATGTTCTTGCTATAATATATAACGGTCAAGAAGATAAACTTCGTATTTCGCAAATTAATAGTAATCTTAGTATTAAAATTGATGATTGGATAGTTTATATAAATAATAAATATACCGAATATGAGTAAGGATTATCAATTACTTCAAGAACTTGCCGACAAACTTGAAAATAATATTATTCAAGTTATTGGTACTGATATTAAGAAAATTAATCTCGGTTTTATTTCTAACAATATCTTCGGTGCTTCTTATTTATATGATATTATTTCTTCTTGTATAGCTTATGATATTCTTCTTACCGAAGAAGAGCAAGAACTAATAAAAGTAATATTTAATACGTCTGAATATGGAAGATACTGTTTTAAATAATATCCGTGTTCCTATTGATTGGGTTTGTACTTATAGACAAATCCAATCTTTGCTTATAGATTATGGAGTATCTGCTATTGCCGGTTGTGATAATGTTTGTAATAACAAGAATAAAGACATTATTCAACTTTGGAATCTTTTTAAAAATGCTGTTTATGTTTATTATCGAGAAGATGTCGATAAAGCAAATCGTATATATGACTTTGTAGTTCGTGGACTTAAAAAGTACACAGATGTCAATGTTGGTACTTCTACTATTCATGTTGAAGATAGTGAAGTTGAAGTTACTTGTACTGGTGACAATTATAAGTTTGCTGATACTAAAACAAGCTATAATTTTCAAGCTAATGATGTAAGCCGATTAGACATTCAAGATGACGGTCTTGGACAAACTCTTTATTTTAATATTAAATCTCAGAAAATTGTTGCTATTGGAACTAAAGAAGAGATTTTTAGTATTGGATATGATTTTGTTCTTGATAATCCTGAAGATGCTACTTGGATTAATTATAGTAGTACAAATAATACTCTTATTATTCGTGAAAATAAATCTAAACTTCGTGTTGCTAAATTTAAGTTAGTTCAATATGAAAGTGGTAATATTCTTGAAGGTAAAGTTACTCAAGATGTAAATGATTATACTTATCGTTATACTATTAATATTGAACCAACTTCTATTGAGATACCTGCCGAGGGTGGTATTAAATTTTTCACAGTTGAGTCTTATAAAGAACTTGTAGATAGCGAAGGCTCTGTAATCGGAGATAAGATTAATGTTCTATACAATGCTTATTCTTCAAGTATTTATTTTAAAGTTAATGGTAATCAAGTAAGTGCCGAAGCTAATACCGAAGAAATTCGTTCTGCTGCTATTATTATTGAGCGTGACGAAGTTGGTGTTTCTGGAAATAAGAAAATTGATTTATATCAAGATAGTCTTAATAAAGAAATTCGATATAGACTTATTGCTACTGTTGATACTAATACTATTGATTCAGACGGAGTTAATCCTGTTACTTTAACTATTGAATCTTATAAAGAAACCTATGTTAATGGAGTTTCTCAAGGAGATAGAACTAATATTCCTTATACAGCTATTTCTGATAAAGGGCTTCTTAAAAATAATACTTCTGATAAAACGAAATGGTATATGTCTGCTAATGATACTACTAATGTTCGTACAGATAGTATTATTGTTAAGCAAATGGAAAGTAATAAGTCTGAAATCATAGATATTAGGCAAAACCCTGCTCAAGAAGAAATTAGTTATGTATTTAGTGTTGACCAAGAAAGTTTAACTCCGCCTTCTACTGGACAGAATGTTATTCTTAATATTCAGTCTTATAAGCAATATTATATTAATGGTAAACCTACAACTAAAACTCCTGTTGGTTATACTGGTGCTGTTGTTACTGGCAATGATTTTATAACTATTCAAGATGGTTTACCTAATAGTATTACTGTTGCTCCTAATAGTGGAGAAAGCGAAAGAACTGGTAAAATTCTTTATACTCAACAAGATAATTCCGGCAAGACACTTGAAGTTAGAATTAATCAGACCGGTGCTTCTATTACTTATACTTATCATTTGAGTATTAGCGAAAATGAAGTTCCTCTTATTAATACCGCAGATAGCAAGACTATATCTGTTGAATCTTATCGACAGAAATATGTCAATGGTAGTCCAGAGGGTGGAAGAGAGAATGTTGATTATTATCTTTCTCAAACAAGTGGTAATGCTAATGAAAGTCAATATGGTGGAGTTACTGCAAGTGCTCAAGGTGAATATATTTATATTACTTCTGAACTTAATCATACTAACGAAGCTGTATCTATTCAATATGATGTTATTCAAACTCAAAGTTCAGGAACTCCTAATGTAGAAAAACTTACTATTACTAAAGCTGCTTCTACTGTTGAAGACCAATATTTTATCGAAGCTCAAAATACTTGGATTGACGTTGTTGCTTATCCCAATGGAAGTTATGCTTATTTCAATATAACACGTGCTGAAAAGCGACATGTCATCAATGGTAATGTTACTTCTGTTGAAGATAATCTTCATTGGGAACCAAGTTCTGATAGTAGTTGGCTTCATGTTGGTAATCAAGACGAAACTTATATTCTTTGTGACGAAAATACTGTTGGTGCTTTTAGAACAGGTAAGATAACTGTTAGACTTGTTGCTTCTAATGATACTAAAGTTGAGATTACTGTTAAACAAGCAGAAGCTACTTTTAGAACTCAAAGAGTTGCTTATCTTCAACAGGATACATTTAATCTTTCTCCTAACAATACAAGTGGAGAAACTACTTACAGATTAATGTATGAAGAAATTAGAAATGGTCGTATTGTTAACGAAAGTGACGAAAGCGACAATTATAAAGGAAATGGTTTATATTGTTATTCTACTACTTCTTGTGGTCAAAGTTGTTCTGATTGGAATTTTACTTCAAATAGTTATATGAAAACCGCTGGAGTTTCGTTTGTTGGTAGTTGGGGAATGGAAGAACGTTTAGCTGCTATTGGTAATTATCGAACTCGAGACGGTAAATACGAAACATATATTGATGCTACTTTTAGCGTTTATGATACTTTAGCTCTTGCAGAATTTAAAACTGCTCGTGTTAATGATTCTATTTATGACTTCTTCTATCATTATATTCCTAAAGAACTTAAATGTGTTTATACTGATTTAGTTAAAATATTTATTAATGCTCATGGAGATAATTATAAACTTCGTAAAGCTGTTTATAATCTTAATCTTTTCCAATCTCTCATTGCCGCTTACTTTTTTGAAGATACCAAGAAAATTAAGCTCTTCCTTGATTGTATTATTGCTTTTGCTAATAATTACTTTAAAGAGAACGATATTCTTTACGAGTATCGTTTGAATGGTATAGAAGAGAATGGTCATGTTTATCTCGATATTCTTCCTTGTCAAGAGAAAACCGATGTTAAGCTTGAGCTTGATGTTGAAACTGGACATCTTCGTGAGATTGATAAATCTGCTAACAAACAAGCTATTGATTTTGAAATTAAAGATAATAATTTAATCGCTATTAATCATGGATATAGAAGAGAAAGACTTGGGGAAAGCAATAGTAACTGTTGCAAGTCCTGAAATTTATGATGCAACGCAGGCTTATGAAAGGCTTACTTATGTTAAGCATAATGGACATGTTTATCTTAGTAAGCAAGATGTGCCTGTTGGTGCATCTCCTACGGGGGGTGATAACGATGAATATTGGCTTGATTATGAAATAGCTGCTGCTTCTTGTCGGCTTGGTCGAGCTTATCGTCATATCACTGATTGGAACGTTGTTAGACCTACTGGTGGAAGTTACGACAACCCACACCCCGTAGAGGAAGAATGGAGTGCTGAACCTACTTCTGCAAATGGTATTCTTTGGTATTCTGAACGTCTTTTTACAGAAGACGGTCGTAATCAAGATGCTGAATGGAGTATGCCTGCTCAGCTTACTTATACTCTTTATACAGAGTTTTATACTTCTAATGTTGAAAAAGAACCAGGTACTCCTGATACTCATCCTCAAAACTGGGTAAAAGGTTATCAAGAAGGTTATATTTGGCTTGCTACACAAGAAGTTTATAATGGTTCTAAACAAGGTTGGGTAGTTACTCTTCTTCGTGGAACTAAAATTGAAAGCGTTGAAGCTACTGTTGATGCGGAAGTAGGTACTCCTGCTGTTGTTGTTATCAATAAAGGAACTGAACTTAATCCGAAGTTTGTATTTCAGTTTACTAATATGAAAGGTGAACATGGAGATAGAGGTAATTATACTTTTATCTTTAATGGAGAAATTAATCCTACTGGAAATAATCAAACTTCTTCTGTTGTAACTCCTACTGGTATTACTCTTGCTGTTGGGGATAATGTTATTGATAATAATGGAGATGTTTATATAGTTCGTGTTATTGGGCCGACTACTTTTGCAGTTATTCAAGATGCTGTTCAAACTATTCGTGGTATTGATACCAAACGTGGAGTTGTTTATATGCGTAGCAATAATGACTCTTCTGTTAAAACTCCAACTGGTGGTTCTTATGATAATCCAGTTCCTACTGAAAGTGCTTGGAGTACTGAAATTCCTGATGGTTCTGCTAAACTTTGGGTTTCTACTCGAATGTTTACTTCCAATGGTAAGAATCAAGAAGAAGCTTGGAGTACTCCTAAGAATTTGACTCATGTTCAATATACCGAAACTTGGTATAGTACTGTTGAGAATAATCCTGGCAATCCCGATGATAATCCAGATAATTGGAGTAAGACAGGTAATAATTTTATTTGGATTGCAGTTCGTACTATTTATAATGGTAGTAAACAAGAATGGAATATAGCTAAAGTTGTTGGTAAGACTGGTGCTACTGGACCGACTGGTGCTCCAGGTTCTGATGGTGTTGATGGAGCTGATGGTAAATCTGCTTCTATTAAATCTGTTACTGCAACAGTAGATGCTAATGTTGGAACTCCTTCTGTTAATGTTACTGCTGGCGGTACTGAACTTGAACGTACATTTGCTTTTGCTTTTAAAAATCTTAAAGGTCAAAAAGGAGATAAAGGTGATACCGGTGATGTTGGCCCTCAAGGAGCACCTGGTAAAGACGGTAAAAACTTTACTATTCTTGGATATAAAGATAGTCTTGAACAACTTCAAACAGACGTTCCTAATCCAGCTCAGGGTGATGTTTATGGTGTTGGTACTGTTGAACCTTACGAATTGTATATCTACGATACTACCAAAGGTTGGGTAGCTAATGGAACTATTGGCGGTGGAGCTTCTGTTGATGTTGTGGACAATCTTACTACTGCTGATTCAGAAAAAGCTTTGTCCGCTAATATGGGTAAGAAGCTTAATGATGAAAAACTTGCTATTACAAATATTGTTAATAATTTAACAACCAATGATAGCAAGAAAGCTTTATCTGCTGCTCAAGGTAAAGCGCTTAACGATACTAAGTTAAATAAAACCGATGTTATTGGAAATCTTACTAACACTGATGATACTAAAGCGTTAGCAGCTTCTCAAGGAAAAATTCTTAATGATAAGAAAATTGATAAGAC